CAGACAGGTACTCCCGCCGATACATTTATTACTGTAATATCTGGAGTGGGAGGATACGATCCATATGTTACTTTTGAACAAGGATATAATAGTTTCATTGGATTATTTACTAGCGGAAGCAGTATAGTTCAATGTACAGGGGTTTCTACAGAATATGAAACTACCACATTATATGGAGACCCATGCGGATTATGTACAGGTGTTAGTTTATTGGTAGATTTTGAACGAGGTTCACCAAATCAGGTTGTACAGGTTGAAGAAGTATGGTGTGTCAAAGGCCTACAGGCAACACCGTTACTAAACAGCGGTAAGGTGATCTATACTTATCCAGCCATTTCGCAAAATTCTGTAAGAGTAGGACAAAAATTTAATATAGGTAGTGTAGAATATACAGTAGGCAGCGAACTTCCACAAACCTCTTATAGTAACAAATATGGATTTTCTGCTAGCACTTCCGCAAACGCAAGCACAGAAAGAATTGCTTTAAATCCTAATATAGAATGGATAAACTATACAGGTTTACCTTCTAATCTTTTCCAACCACCTCAAGGAATTACAGCCACACCAGAGGATATATTCGAGCCAAGAGTTCCTGAGTCTGGATTACTACTAGACTCTAATATAGAAATAGAACTGGAGTTTGATGAGCCAGTAACTAATTTAGTTCTTTGTTTTTCTGGAGTACAAGCATCTAACCTTCAGGGAGGATACATACTACAAGAAGATAAAGACGAAATTTTACTTGAAGACGGCCTTGGTTCTCTGGTAAATGATTTTGCTAATGCTCCAAGTGGAGCAATTATTTCCGATAGACCTCTTCTGCTTATAGATAAAGCAAATCTCCTACCAATCACTGATATAGTGCCTACGATGGTCTCTTTCACTGGTCTGGACTGTCGGTTTGTACTATGTGCTACTGGAACTTTTGACAAAATTTCCTTTACAGCAGCAGTTGACCAAGGAACAACCTACGCACTATCTATCGGAGAACTTGTGCCTAAGACTATAGACACAAGTAATACTGCTCTTATACAAATAGATACGCCTTACACTGGATATAACAACAACGAAAATTATATTACTGTTGCGGCTGAAATACTTTATACAGGCACACCTATTGATTCAGGTAACCTGCCTATCAGCGGACTTAAAGAAGGAAATGTATTTTTTAACTGTCAAGAAAATAGTTCTTCGGGAGTCTATGGTTATGAAACAACCCAACAATACGATGAGGATGCTTGCTATGTTACAGGTCAATGCCAAGTGTATTCAGCAAAAACTACTGTTGATGAAGATGGAGAAGTTTTAGGACAGGCTTCCTACAAGGTTACTTTTGATGAAGATATATATATAAGTCAAAATAAAGAATCATACGTACAACTTACAAACTGGACTCCTACAGACAGCAATCCAGAAAGAACAATCGTACCTGAAGAAGGACACTATCCTATATCAATTCTTTCAAACATTACCAGTAACAGTTTTGTTATACCAGAAGAGTATGCCATAGCACTACCTATACCCGGAACAGGAATGAGCAGAGAAGGAACTGTCTCGGGTGAGTTTGATATATATCATCCATACAAGACAGAAGACGAGAAGATTTTAAACCATATACCAGCACAATTTTTAACTATAGAAAGAACATATAACCCTCCTGTTACTAATCCTAATTATAAGCCTAAAGATAATATGTTTGAAATAATGGGAATAACAGGCAGCAAAATATTTACAGAAGATAAAGTTAATTATGTACTAATAGAGGACAATAGACCGCCTTACCTAGACCAAAAAATATCTGGGAATTACACAACAGACTCTAGGGAGTTTTATGCTACTACCAGCCCTTTCAGTAACAGGCTCAGAGATTTAACTTTTGACCCTGATAATATCAGAGACCTAAACTACGCAGACGCACCTTGGAGCCTAAAAGACATTTATGTATTAGCAGATTATGACAGTGCAAATAGCAGACTCACATTGTACAATATACCGACAGGTATCTTTAAGCCATTAGACACTATACAGGTTAGTTTTAATAGTCCTACTTCTGCCAATAATTCAGGCTGTAACCTTTTCCCTATATACCATGATGTTCCAGCAGAGAATATGTATCTTTATACTGGTTTACCGATTACAGAACCTAGCGGAGAAAATATTGGAAATATTCTGTTTACTTTTTCAGAAGCACCACCTGAAGGATGGGTTGTACTTGATGGCAGTACTTATGATAGAACACAATATCCTGCACTAGCACAGTATCTAGATTTCCATAGAGTATTGTATTCAAGCGGTTGGGCTTTAGGAAATGAAGGATGGACAGCATCTACCCTACCAGACCTAAGAAAAGTAACTCCTGTAGGACAACATGAAAATACTCTGACTGCTTTCTCTAACATAGGAGAAATTATTAGAGACACAGGAAATAAACTACTGTTAGAAAACAACAAAAATGGTGAGTTTGGTCAGGCTGATAATATTGTTGGCAACTGGATTATGTACACTCAGGGCAGTTTTATTGATCCTAGATATCCTATTAATTTCTCAGACAGCGGCACACTAAATTATGTCATTGACAATGTAGACATAAAAGACTCAGACGGCGATAAAACAGAAAACTTTATTACTCCTTATGCTAGGGTTCGTATAGATATTTTGCAATTCCTTGAGCCTGATATTAGAATGAATTATCAGGCAGGAGAAGACGAACCTAATTATATCTACATACAGCATCAACCAGAAAAGACTAATCAATATGATATTTCTGAGCCTAATGTTTTAATTGATCCTAACGGGTGTGCATTTACTGGTCCGTATTCTGATCCGTATAAAGTATACACTCCTACCAATGAGGTTACAGTTAAACTCAGATATGATGAAAAAGGAGGCAATGGTCAGCAGTACAGTTTGGTGTTAGATAATAGATATGGAATGAAAAATTTCGAAGAAGACCTTGGATTTGCTCGTTTGTATACTCCTAAGATGTATGACTTTGATGCAGGCATAACAGGTATGGCTTGGTGGCCTGAAGGCGTACTTCCTTTATCCATTGCACATGACGGCCCAGCCAGAACACCTTTACAATATGCCAGCGGAGGCAACTCTACACCTACAGGATGGGGTATTGTCAACTCTCCTATGGTTTTTGAATATGACACTGACATAGTACCAAATGAAGAGATAGTATTTGGTAATTATACAATGTCGGGTAGTTTTGGAATATGGGTTAAGATTTCAGGAGAAGTAACTGATGCTAGTGCCAATACAGCGGTTAGAGTTCTACACAGAAAATATGATCAAGAAACGCAACTAGCCTGTAGAAAAATTAACAACCCAAGCAGCGATGGATACGTAGTGTCAGACAACAACGGAGGAAGCCAATTATTTTCGATACCACACGGTCATGAAGTTGTTATACAGTGGGCCAATGGAATTTGCGACGATACAGAAATACCAGAAGGCACAGGGACTTTATATGCACAGATATACGGAGGAATATATCCTGAAGGTCGCGGAACACCCGTATACATAGATGTACCTTCTAACTTCTATATTAGAGAAGACTTTATAGAAGCCAACGAAAGAAACCCCAATAAAAACCCAAGAAGAGTTTATCAGTTACCTAGCGTAGAACTCAAGAACAACGTATGTTCACCTGATGTAAGGTACAACGGAGAATGGTTTACTTTACCTTACAAGGCTAGTATTGATAGTTTAAATGTACCTAAAAGTTACCTAGAATATGGCGACGAATTTAAACTAATGAGCATAAACAAAAACAGTAACTTCTCTGACAAGGTAACTAGAATTTTAACAAAAATCAATCCTACATCAGAAACCACTAGCGTATCCGGTTTGGCAACCTCGTCAGACTTATGCAGATTTATTCCTTGTACAACAGATTCGGTTTATACTAAATATCGTAAAACTACAATGTGGGGTGACCACGCCACTGATGATTATCCAGCAGTCTCAAACCTAAACTATAGGATCACGGGGTACTTTGAGTCTGGTAGTGTTCAACACATAGACTTTATGGATATTTTTCCTTTATCTGAAGATCAATTTACTTTTACTGTAAATATGTATAATGAAGATGACTTGCCTTTTACTGGCTGTGTGCTCACTGAAGAGGATGGTTCTTGGGTTAGTATGGCAGAATATGTAGGATGCACATCTCAGGATCAAAAAACTGTAACATTTGAGGCCTTCCCTAGGAGTGTTTCTCTTAAAGTGGCTATGCAGGAATGTAGCGGTATTGTTATATTCTCAGTTACAACAAACGACAATGCTATTAGTATGCAGGAGAATTTTCCCAAGTCTTGGTCAGACCCACTATTAATTACAGCAGCAAACTGTCCTCTTTCTTATGCAAACAACACTTTTAAGAATATTGATACTTTTTGGCAGTCTCCTTTTGAAAGTTGCAACACAGGACTGTATCAAGACAGACCTCGAAGTGCCACTCCTTTTGGCTTGCAATTAAATCAAAATATTGGATGGACAGGAATGTGTGAGTTTGTGCAAACCGTATCAGGAAGAATGTATATTCCAGAAAACAACAATCTCTACTTCCATACTTACGGTGGGACAGCAGCACATTGGCCTTTAGATTACAAGGGCAGCGGCATTCCTACTCAACAAACAGGTGTTTATATTATTGATGATGTTCCTGATTTTGGTGCAGTGAATAGTTGTAGTTCTGGACTGATGTGTATAGCAATATCAGGTTGGAACAACAATCCTATTACAGGTATACCTACAGTAGGAGATCGTAATGATTTAGGAAGTAATCCTATTATTATAGAGTCTAATGGTGTCACTGGAATAGTCAGCAATTACGGTGCAAATAAACAACTATTCTTTGACTTTGATGATGGATTACCTCAGATGTCTAAAGTCTATAACGTAATAGATTATATAGACGGAACAAGAAAGATTGTAATAAACGCACCGTATGATTCATCTGTAGTCAATAAATCTGGCTTAGTATTCATGATAGAAAACGATGAAAATATTAAGACTCATCTTAACCCTAATGTAGATAACGAGTTCAATGTCTATGATCCTAACGTAGTACCTTCTAATATTTTTGATCCTCAGATTAATCATTTTGACCTCAACACAAGAAGATGGAAACACCTGCTCCACTATGACTTTGATCAGATTGGCACAGGATTGCAGGAGGTTACAATCAGCATTAGCGGAACAAGTCAAGATGTCAATATATATCCTATATATCCAGTAGGAATTAATTTATCTGGAGTAAGAATTTCGCAAACTTTAAATGGCACTTTCGAAGACTACTCTTCTGGAGACGCATTTAGTATTGATGACAGTACTTCTACTTTTTATATGCAGGTGGTCACACTTGATGGTCAGCCACCATTTACTGATAATGCTTTTGTAGAACTACCAAAGGTAAGTATATCAGGTATACAAGACTATGAATTTATATTTGATGATACTGTTATTGTTGGAGGCTCGCCATTCACAAGTAGTCATGGTTCTGGCTGGAACATAGGCATACAGGTAAATCGTACACAGGAAGAGATCGACAGCAGATTAATTACTGTAAGAGCAGAAGATATTACAGGTAAAAGTGATGTTGCTCTTTCTTTCAGTCAAACAGGACTACCAGAAGTATTACAGTCTTATACTGGTTATTCTTTGGTAGGTGATAATACTTGGTTGATTGTTTATGATACTAAAAATCTTGAACTTAATACTGCCAATGTAGAATTTGAATTATTAGGTTCTCCTGCTGCTGCTAACCAAATTACTTATCAACCTATCAGAGATAATGTACTGTCTGTGTCTGGACCTGTGGATGCTGCGGCGACAACAACTCAATACTACGACGTATCTCTTATTGCAAAAACAGGTTCACAAAAGATACCTGCTGCTACCGGAACAGGTCTTCTTATAGACCTTAAATTTAATAGGGATTGGTCTCCTCTGAACTTAACATTAAATAATTTTAATAGTTTTGGCAAGAGGGGCGAATCTGGTATATTCTATCTTGACCCAGCGATTGATGAAGCAATCAATTTCCAAGTACCGCAACCACAAGGCAATATTATAAGTCAGGGTGGAGACCCGTTTGAAGTAAGTTATATTAATCAGTCTGCTATATCAGAAGATATGGGATACTTACTAAATGTGGGGTTCCTTACTAATGAAAGAAGATTCAATATTACTTTGACTCCTACAGGAGTAGATGGAGAATACTACCAAAGAACAGACAGATTCGCAAACCAACAGTTAAAAATTACTATTCCATACAACGCTTACAACTCAAGTGATGTAGCAGTAGTGCCAACACCATCTCAAACTCTTGAACCTGTATTTGACACCATATTGTACACAGGCCTAATACTGAGTAATACGAACCCCAATACTGTACAATACTATGAAAGTGATGAACCTTGGACCATACAAGTTAAAGTGACAGGAGGCGTTGTGGACCATGATCCTACCAATCCTCCAAATCTTAGAATATTCAATGCTCCTAATCAAGGAAGTTATGCGAATAATAATAATCCTATTGATTGTATTATAACTTATACTCATCAAAATGATCCGGGTAATACTTGCTGGATTGTGAATGCTACAGCGAGAAGGGATGTCCTTGGTCAATACATGCCTAATCAAACAGGTGAATTTAGATTGGTCGTCAATGCAGATGATGGCCTGACCGATTATGCAACTCTCAATGAAGCGAACGGTATCAATGATCAGTTTGTAATTATCTACAGTAAGCCATCTGGTTTTATAAATCTACCTCCTTTACTACATTCTGTTCCTTCTGCACCCTTCTTTACTCATTGTGATGTTCTTTCTGCAAACAGTGAGACAAGACCTTCTATTAGTCCTCTAAATCTAAATGGCATCAATTTGACTAGTATTGATTATAGATACGACCTTGATTTCCCTCTATGGCAACGTGCATACAGAGGTACACAAGGAAATAATTACATTTGGGATGCGAAAGTAGAAATTAGCAATAACGGACTTATTACTAGTTCTGTAAAGGCTATTGGAGACGACAAAGTTCAGGCTGTGGCTAAATTTGAGACTTTAGAAATAGAAAGCGATCAATTAAAATCAGTACCCTTTAGAATTTTGAGTGTCATACCAGCAGCCACAGAATCAGAAGACTTTCCTCCAAACACTGGCATTGTGGTTGATCAAGGAGAGGCTTGGGAATTGACTGTTACCACTATTGGTGGAATACAAGATATCAGATATCCACCTACAATTCTATTAAATAACATGCCTACTTTTTGTACAGGCTACAATCCTCTAGATAGTAATGCCAATCAAGACCAGCAATGTATTAATGGAGAACCTAATTTCGATGGATCGACTTGGACATTTAACTTTAGTGGTCAACCTTCTTGTGATTTGCTTGGTATATATCCATTTGATATTCTTGCATTAGACACGCTACCCGGAAATCAACCAAGTCCTTATGTGGCATCAGATACATTTGATTCTCAATTTATCTATGAGACAGGAGAATTTAGCATACTACCTCCTGAGATACAATTTACAGGTGAGACGATACTATTCCCTGAGTGTAATACTTGTTATACAGGATATGTAGAATTTGGTCCAACTATTCAAGAAGACTTGGATTGTAATGGCGTAACAGGGATTAAATCTATATCATTTAGCGGAACCTTGCCTAGTGGATTGGACTATGAAATATTCTTCCCAGAAACTACAGACGGTCCTGCAATTACCAGAGGTAAAGGAACAGGAATACCTCCTACTGTAGTCTTCCCTGCTCCTTGGGACAATCTTGCTAGTGGATACATACAGATCACAGGATGTCCTACACACTTTGCTACTGGAGGCAGCACATACACAGAAGTCTCAGAAGCAACAGTCTGCAACGCAGTAGACGCTTGCGAGTCGTTAACTATTGAGTTCGAAGATGGTTCTGAACCTATTAAACCTAACATTGACTTTTCTTTCTTCTTTCTTCATTCTGGCATGGTGCAAACAGCAAAGACAGGAACAAGTGTACTTGGAGAGGGAGGAGAAGTAAGCAAGTCATACGCTCCATCTGCACAAGAATACAATCTAGATTGTGGAACAAGACTAGAGATTAGCGATTGCAGGACTTATGCAGTATTCTATTCGGGTGAGCCCGGACTTGGTAAAACACACGTTAGTGGTATCTACCCTGAAGGCCAATCTGAGAATAATAAAATTAGTCTTGAACCTTATCCAAATAACTTTGTCTTTATAACTGGACAAAATAATTCTTTCTTCGGCAGGCATATAGCAGAAGAATCTCCTCTTCCAGAATACGACGTATTACTCAACGTAAGCCTTGCAGGTAACCAAGGCACAGGTCTAATGGTAGTAGAAAAAGTTCCTCAACAAAAACCAAAATCAGATAAATTAAATAAATATTTTGATGATCTACTTTTTGATCCATCTACAACCACCTGCCTACTAGGTAATGGAACAATGGGTGCGGGAGAAGGTCAAGGAGAGACTACTAAATATGGAATTAGAGGACAGGTATTGCCTAGACTATCTGGACAATTTGTAGACATTAATAGTACTTTTGCGGAAAACGATGAGTATTTCACTGGATTGAATTTAATTGAGATTAATCAAGATACTGATATACCAATAATTAGTTTACTATCAGTTTCAGACTGTTATTCTACTGGATATATGAGAATAAGCGGAATAGCAGTTCCTTCTATTCAGACAGAAATTACTGACCCTCCTCCAGCAAGTGAATCTCCATTTTTCTCCTACAAGGGACAACAGTTCTCACTGGCTACAAGATTGTCTTATGGAGACACTGAAGAACAAAGAAACAATCCAGTAAACAGACGACCTAGCCAAACTTTATATTGGACTGCTTATAATTCTGTTGATGATGTAGCAATTACTAATGGTCAGGTTCAGTCTAGTGGTGCTTTTACATTTACTGCTGGCTCTAGCAGTGGTGTCGTATATGCCATAAGAATATACAATGAAGCCGACTTTGCACCAACTAATATATCCAACATTAAAGGTTATTCGCAAAACGACTACATATGGATACACAAGGGTGGAAACAGGGCAGATCAGCCAATAGCCACAACCTTCCCTCCTGTTGTACCTACAGGATTTAGTCCTTCAGGCTTGCATCTAAAACAAAACGTAGCCACCATTCAAGCAGGATTAGCATACGGTGGATATGTAATACCTGATGGAACAGAAACAGACCCAGAGGGAACTAAGTACAAGATGATACAGGCTGGTGTGCCAGCGATACCTTACTGGAAAACACCTAATCCGGGTTCACAAGATTATACATCAGCAGACTATTTACCAAGTATCAGCGGTATGGTTCTGTCTTCTTTTGGCAACCTAGAACCATTTACCACAGGTGTAACTGTAGAAATCAATGAGACTCCTAGAACAGGATTGATACCTGTATCAGATGATTATGTTGGAGTAGGAGATAGAGTAGATATATTTATAGGAGATGAAAACAATACATTCATTAATGAGTCCTACACATTGACTGCTAATGAATTATTAGGCTCTCCTGTTACAGGAGTACAGGTGACAGGAAGCAACACCCCTTACTTTGGATTCCGACAACTTGATGCGACTATCACTAAAAAAATAGAAGTTAGTGGAATAGTAGGAGGAACAGGAGTTGTGCTTTATCATCCTAATATTGATTATACGATAGGAGACATAGTCACCTTAGAAGTATCAGGAGAATCAAGTAGTCTTTATACTGCTTGCAACGATGTTGACCTAATCATTGTTAACGGAGATACAATAGGCATGGAACTCGCAGTTGCTCCAACAGAAAATTCTTGGTATGTTGGACTACTTCAAGTAGGAGACACAGTAACTCTGCATAAGCAAGAAGAAGGAGAGATATTTATTCCATCCAATAGTATTACTGTTAGTACTGAAGGTCAATATGCGTTTGAAATACAAGGAACGCCAACCACTTTGTATAAAGATTATACGTTTAGAATCGTAACTTGTGAAAACCCTCAACATCCAGTATATACGCAAACCAGCCTAGAGCCTAAACTATACAAAAAAGATTACAATATGTATGTATCTAAGCCTATCAATATTGTTAATTCTAGTGTGGTAATTGATGGCAGTAGATCAAACGGAAACTGGAGAGTAAGATTCAACCTAGAAGGAGGACTAAGACCTATAAGAAATCACAGCCCAAGAGTCATGTTAAGATACGGAAGCAATACTCTCGGAACTTTCTGTGGATTCACTAGGACTGTAGTTTACGGACCTCCTCTAGAAGAACCATACCAAGACAATAGAATATTTGACGAATACGATGCAGTAAATGATCAACTTATAGTAGAACTTAAACAAGCCGAAGGTTTTGATTGGAGTGGTCAATCTACCATCGAAATTGTTGTTCAAGACGAAACAGGGGAAAGCACTTTAAACGTAACACTTCCTTAGTGAGAATATAATAATGGCTCAATTAATAGTAACAGAAAACAGACCTTCAACTTTAGAAATCACAACTTGTGTTGCGAGTTGTCCGGGTATCGCTTCGTCTGTTGATATTATACCGAGCACACAAAGTCAAGTAGGAATCATATTAGTAGAACAAGGTATTCCCGGTCCACCCGGACCAGAAGGACCGCAAGGCCCACAGGGAACAGGAGAACAAGGTCCACCGGGACAACAAGGACCGCCCGGAGATGAAGGACCACCGGGAGCAGGCTTACAACAAATAGACATAACAGACAACACAAACACTATCTCCCTTACCAACCCTACTTTTGAAGAGATTACAATAGTAGGGGCCACAGGTACTTATTTAGACATAGACGCACAGAACAACATAATCACCATCTCTTCTGAACAAGTAGAAGGTAATTATGCACCTATTGTTCATAACCATGTACATACAGATATTACAGATTGGACTGAGGCCGTACAAGACACTATGGCAGATACTCTTGAGGCTGGCTATGGCATAGAAATAGTTTATAATGATTTTGATTTTAACAATATTATTATTTCTGCCACTGGTCTTGCCGTAGGAACAGATGTGCAAGGTTGGAATATTAACCTGCAAGAAATATCAGATTTGAGTGTAACAGACAACAAGATATTCTTTGGCGATGGCGTAGACAGCATTAGCCTTATTGACTTCTCAGACTTGGCTGTTGATCTTGTAGCGGAAAGTACTCAACAAGGTATGCAAAATGTTCTTGGACTAGGCAGTATGGCAGAAGAAGACTCAAACGATTATGCCTTGCTCAATGGAGGCAACGATTTTACAGGAGACCAGACGTTTAGTGATGATACACTTAGTAGATTCTCTGCTAATTTAGTTAATGTAACAACAAACACATTTACTATAACGCAACAACACAATGGTAAGGTTTTGGCTTTTGATTTTGCAAATGGCCCAATTACTGTAGATTTTGACTCTAACCTTATTTTAGGATTCAACTGTCTTGCTGTGCAGATGAATGTCGGTCAGGTTAGATTTAATGGTGTCGAAAATAGGTATGGTGAAACAAAACTCGTAGGACAATACTCTATAGGAACTTTAGTTAAGGTGCTTTCTAATGTTATTATCCTATCGGGAGATGTTACTAAAGCAGACGGAGGGCCATAATGGTATTACACGTTCCTCCGTTTTATGGATTAAATGCTTCTAAGAAAAACGACAATAAAAACGATATTAACAATAGGGTTGGCGTGTCTTTTATTGGCATAGACGTTTTTGTTTTTGGTGGACAAGTGAAGACAGGTGGAGGTTATGACCCTGAAGCATTAAGCACAAGCAACCTCGACGAATCGACTCTTATAGGAAAAATAGAGTCATATAGACACAGAGACAACGGAGACGTTTAATGAGCACACTCTTTTTTGAAGGCTTCGAAAGAGGCTATATATATAATGAATTAGATTCAAACTGGACACAGGATGCTTCACAGTCTACTGCGGCTAATCCTTTGTATTCATTTGGTGGATATACCAGTATGTCTGGTGTTCAAGGAGAGTACTGCTGGGAACTAGCAGCAGAAAGATATTTAGAGGGGGCGAACCCCAGCCCCAACCTTTCACGCAGTGCTATTAAGCCTGCTCAAGCAGATTATATGTGGCAGTATGCTACTTCTAAGTTCCCAACTCAACTTATGACAGGAATTACTATACCTCCAGAGGGCTGGGAGTACTCCTGTGATGTTTTTAGTCCTGCCAATGCCTATCCATGTTTAGGAACACCTCCGGGTTTTTTGAGTTTAACCAATATAAACGGAAGAGACATATTTAATTATTCAGAGATAGACTCTGTCAACATCACAGGCATGAATCTTGTAACAGAAGGTTCTGATGCTGTTTTCTTTGGTTGCAGATGGCTCGGAATGGAAACTAAACACCCAGACTTTATAGCAAGAGACAAAGCAGGAAGATATGGAGATAGGCATCCTCTTGTTTCTTTTTGTAGCGGAGAGCAAGAACTGCTATTTAGTCTAGTAAACGTCAGTGGAACTGGATGGTTTCAAGATCGCAAAATTGATGGAGATAGAACTGCTGCAACAATGGGTTTAAGGGTAGAGCAAAACGGTGTTTTAAAAGGTGTTTTTGATCTGAATATTAGTGGTGTCAACGGAGTGAATAATTTTCAAATTCAAACCATAGCAGATCAAACCGGACAATACAACATGGATATCCAAACAGGTAAAATTCTTGGTATTCAAAATATTGTACAACGACTAGGCTTTAATGGACAACCATTCCCGAACACCAATGAAGTTTGCACCATGTCTAGATGGGCTTTTCTAAATATAGAAATACGTTATGAGCCTGCTCCTTATGTTTCTCTGCAAATAGAAGGCGTTGACGCTATAGCAATTCCTCTGGACGACCCCACAGTTAATCTGAACAATAGAAACGACCCTAATATAGACTATGTAATACCTATAGACGTAGCACACTTTAATAAAATTAGGCTATTTAACAGAACGTATGATCCAGATGCAAAGTTTACAAGAAAGTTTTCAGACTTTCCTTATGGCACGTTTGAGTGTGATGGCATAACTACAAGTTTTATGAGATATCCTAGTTATTATGTGATGGAAGGCTCAGTAGTACTAATAGATGACGTATCTCTTGTGGATACTTCTACAGACCCCGGCCCTAATATGAGAGTAGGTCCAGATTCTCATGTGTGTCGCCTGTTTCCGGGTTTAGTTGCTCACGCCTCAAATACTAAAGATGCCCCTTTCGCTGATCCTGAATATGGTCTTGGTGATGATTATATGTTCTTAGACGGTAAAAGCGAATGGACAGCAGAATACGAACAAGTAGAAAAAGCAGCAGCATTTACAGGTTACAACCCCGATAATAATCGCGGCATCAATGCGGGTACTATGGTAGGCATTCCAGATAAACCTCAGAAAAGAGCAGCAGTAAAAGACGCAGATTGTACGAGTAGTTATATACATGCATTTAAAGAAGGACAAATGCAGACAATGCCTTTTTTGCCTCTAGATTTTGCTCCAGACCAAGATTATTCTCCTTACGATCTAGGTGAATATCATGTAGTTTATGATCCTAATAATCCTATTAGTCAATCAGGATTTTGTACTGCTAATGTTTTTATAAGCAATGAATTTAACGAAGAAAGAAGAGTTGTGTATCCGGGTGATGGAGAATCTGCTTTTAGATACTATCTTGCTAGTGGAATAGCAGGGATAAAAGTTTATAATCAGTATTTCCCTAGAAGTTTAAACTCAAGTTTTGAAAATATTTTTTGGGGTCCAGAGTCAGACGATTGGCCCGATATTGACTTATATAATATAGAAACCCAACTTATATGGTACGACCGGATAGAAGACACTACTAACGTCTTTGATACCGGACATCGTATAAATGCCACGTATTATCCAGATGATAGGATGGCATGGGTAACAGGGCTTGGATATAATGTACAGGCAGAAGCAGAACAAGTTAGAGAGTTCTATGATCTGTGGGGCAATGGCAGAGGTATAAACCTTAGCGATGCTTATGTTCTACCTTACATGGCAAATCTATCTTATGTACAATTTAATCAAACTCGATACGGAGCAGGAGGAGACCCTGATGTAAGCATAGCCAATAAAAATTATCAAACATGGAGATGTTCTGGTACACAATCTGGTATGCCTTGGGGAATTAGTGCGTGGGTTTATTTCAAAGAAGAAGATGATATTATACATTTGCATTCTAGATACTTAGACAATGAACTAGGTGTTTCAGGGGTAGTAGACTTTCAAAGAAACTACAAAGGAGATTATAATTCAGGAGCAGGGCCACAAGGAAGTAAGTTTCCAGAAATTATTTTTACAGATTGTACCACCAACCCACAATACTGCCAGTATTACAATCCTGCTGGATGGAATCCCGATGATTTTTATAGTGTTATAAATCAATTTTGGTATAACTTTAACCCAGACGGGCCTTCTAACTGGCCTACTGGTCTAGGAGCATATTGGCCTTATGCAGTATATGCAACTAGAAGCGGTATCAGAATTGCTACTATTGGAGCAGAAACCAATACTGTTTTTCATAGGTTTGGAGCAAATCCTAACTACGATCCTTTTACCGCCCCAGATGAAAATGGAGCAGATATCAATACTTACAATGTGCCTGAAACATGGCAATGGAGTGGAACTTTAGATGATCCTTTGATATACAGAGACTTTTTCTTTAGTGGAGAAATACCAGTAGGAGAATGGTGTCATATAGAAATCAACAAAGATGTTGATCGTTATGTCAGAGTATTTTGTTCAGGAGTTCCTAGCACTGGTCATCAAGTTGTAGCAAAATCTCATCCACAAGATTATTACTACGCACTATCTACTCAAATGCTAGGAGAAGAAGTCACAGGTCCGACTACCGGACTTTATCAATTTAATCATTCTGGTTTCTTTTGGAGAAACAAAGGCGATGCAGCCGACGATCAGCCACCATTATCCTTTTACATACCTACAGACACCGGACCTATGTTTAATTCTCTAATTGCTATTCAAGGCAGTGACATTGGCAATGACAACCATATGTTTATTATAGTACCACCAAGAGTCGGTCCAAATGTGCAAATAGAAGATTATGTGTATGTAACAGGAGCGGTTCTTCATACAGGAGCGTTCCCAGTACCAGATAAATGGATTCCTATTGTGGATGATTTTTATAATTCTTGTGAAGTACAAATGACAGGCAATACAGAATGCAATACAACCAACTACTACTTATACAATGACCCTGTTTCTGAACAAATATGGGATTCAGGTTTATTCATAGAACCATCAGGCTTTAGATTCGGAGTAAGAAAGACATGAGCAACACAATTAATGGAACTGTAAATTTATATGTAAGCGGTCAACAACAGAGTATAAACTCATCAAGTCAGGTTGTAAACATATTTCCTGCACAAGATGTTAACCAAACAGGTACTCTAGGAGTAGTTTCCCCGTCTAATCCAGACGGTATTTTTATGACAGGTATTTTTATTGTTAATATTAATACCACGCTTCCTGTGTATAAAGATTCTTTGCTGCTTGCTACTATGACTATTGCTGGAAGTGAATCTACCATATATGATCGTCCAGAACTTAACAGAAGTCCTTTTGCTTTTGTTAACGGTATTCAAATGATGGAGGATTTAATTGATAATCCTGCTGCCGGTGCTGATATACCACAAGTTGGTGATTATGTAGTTTTTGTGCAAGATGATCTTCCATATCTAGAAGGTGACAAAGGAGCATGGAATGGTAGCAGTTGGATAAAATTTGGGCCGTTTGAACCTATAGATATATCTATTGTTCCAACAAACCCACTTGCAGAAATACCAGTAGCAGTTAAAACTCAAAGCACTAGCGATGCTGAACTTTTCGCCACATATGCTGATTTTGCAAACTCTGCTAAGAACACTGGAGTGTTTGTAAATTTTAATACAGACGGCGTAAATGCCATAGATATAACCAGCGTACTAAAACCCGTCACAGAAAGTAGTGCATGGGAAAAAAATAATGGTGTCAATATTATTATTGAACCTACAGGTGTAGCAAGACTTTCTAGGCCTCCGTATACAACAGTAAGTACTCAGGCCGAAATGTTGGCACTTCCTACTCAACTAGACCCAGACGACCCTACTGTTATACCTGTTGTAGGAGGAGACTATGTTTATTTCACAGCAGATGACTTTCCATATAATGTAGGAGATAAAGGCTCATGGAATGGAACCTCATGGATCAGAGAGCCTGAAATAAATTATTTAATTGACGTAGGTGCTATTTCTCCTTCTCAGTATAGAATCGATCTATTATATAGTAAAGTTCCACCGGAAGCACCGCAAAACCTATCAGTAGTTCCGGCATTTCGTTCATTAGATGTTTTCTGGGAACCTCCTTTGGATGATGGTGGATCACCAGTTATAAACTATGATATACAATTTCAAAAAGACGGAGAAAGTACATGGACTGAAGTTTTCCCTCCTGTTTCTGAAACATCAGGGGTAATTCCAAACCTAGAACCAAGCACATTTTATTTTGTCAGAGTAAGGGCTAATAACGCTATCGGTAGTGGGCCATTCGTTACTACAAGCACACCTGACGCACCAAACAATACAAACCCGGCTCCTATATCTTCATTGGATTTCAACAGTGCTAATCCGATACGAGTTAGGATTAGAAGAGACCTAAAGGCTAATTGGGATGCAGCAGACCCAATTCTAGCCATTGGGGAGCCGGGATACGAACTTGATACTAACTACCTAAAAGTAGGAAATGGAGTTAGTAGTTGGACGGGGTTGCCTACAATCAAAGTGCCTGACAGCACAATCAATTTCCCTGTTCCAGCAGATGTATTTCTAAAGATCAAAAGCAATGCATTCGAAAGTCAACCTGTGGTAACATGCAATCTTTCGCAAGATGTCGGCCTGAGTTTAATTGCAGGCACAGGCATGAATTTACTTTATAGTGATGAAGATAAAAGCGTTACATTTGCTTTAAAAAATACATTTGATCCTATAAACAGTGGAACTATAGCAAATCCTCAGACAACAGGTACTCCCGGTACGGTTAACTATGATGAAAACAGAATATACATTTGTGTAAAACAGAACGAGTGGAAACGAGTGATACAAGATATTCCTTGGTTTAATTTTGTTCCTTTGAATGTTTCTGATTTTAACGGTAATTACCCTAGTGATACCCAGATTCTTTCTAGTGGAGCCTTCTTAACTGTAACATCAAACGGAGACCCATACCCAGCGTTGGCTGGTGATCCACTAACTAATGATGGCTTTACTCCTAGAGGTGGTTTTCTTGGAGGTTATATTCCTGTCAATCAAAATATAAATCTTGCTATTGAATACAGAGGAGGAGAAAACACTTCTAGTCCAATGCCTGTCGTAACCAATGAATTTGTAGGGGTTACAGTAAATGGTGTCCCAATCAAGCCACCAAGTTACTCTGGTCCTGTTGATGTTTTCCCTGCTCCTGCTAGCCTTCAATGGAATCTTGTTTACTGGAGCAGATACTTTGGCATGGACGACTGTAACGGTTTAGTATTTTCGGATGGTGCATATAACTACTACGGAGGTGGTTTTGTGTCTGCTTGCTGGGACGATCCTAAATTTTACGGAGCAAACTCATATTACAGTAATACTGACTTTAACCAAGACTATATGAGACATTCAGACGGTCATTCTAAAATCATAGGATTGGCTTTAGACGGCTACCCTATATATGGTCCATTTGGCTACTCAGATGCTCTTGACACGGGTTCTATTATAAAACGTATGGAAACAGGCTATACAACGCTATTTAACGATTCTCACCGCCCTGTGGATTTTAAGTACACTAATGAATTGGTTATAGATGATAGTATTTACCCATTAGTTGCTGGGGCTTTTGTGGAAGATTTTGAGTTTAGCAATGCTGGGGATTTAGACGCATATAATGGTAGATACTGTAAAACTCCAGACTATCCAAATGGCACTTATGCCTACTTTTTGACGTTTTCTGATGACGGTATGCTATTTCCTGCATATCCTTACATAATTGGTACTAGTACTAGGGAGCAGCGTAGTGTATAGTAATATAGGTATTTTACTTTTGAAAGGCAAAAAATATGTTTGATCATCTCATCACACCGCAATTTAAAAATATTTATAAAGAAGCAATCGACACGCTTATTGTCAACTCCACCAATTCATTAACCGTACCTTGCAAGTTTATATATGACAGTGCAAAGCGTCAACCTTGTCCTAATTGTGTATTTGATCCTATACAACAGAGGTCTCTTAATAAATATAACGGCACAGGGCCAGCACCTTTTCCAGATCAAAGCATCTGTCCTGTTTGTGCAGGCTATGGGTTTAGCAATGTACAGAATGAAGAAGTTGCTCACATGGGAATCATATTCGATAGTAAGTACTGGATGAACTGGGGTTCTAACTCAGTCAATATTACAGAAGGCATGGTGCAGAGCCTTTCCACTATCAAACTTTACAACCAGATTAAAAGATGTAGAGAGATGATCATGGACACGAATCTTTCTCATCTTGGTAACTACAATTATACCAGAGCAGGAGAGCCTGAACCAGCAGGTCTAGGTGATCATATTTACTTAATTACTATGTGGAAAAGACTATGAAACTTACTGTAGATATAAAACAATCCACAACTCAAATTTCTAAAGACATCGCTAATATTATTTTAGCACAGATGAAAAAGTCTTTTCAAGAAGGAACAGATAAAATTACTCAGCAACTTCCTACAGTTATACTGAATGCTATTAAATCTCAACCAGAATATAGAGCACTTACATCAGGTGATCTAAGACTTGAATTTGGTTTGACAAATGCAGTAGGTAAAGTTGATGCGATACTAGACATATGGGCAAACAGCGTACAAATTTTATATCTTCCTCCAAAACTACAAGGCTATCAAACTGTTGCTGTTTACAATTTTGAGATGATACAGTCTGATTATAGCGACGTTTTAAGTTCCATTGATGCACAACAAGTTATCAAAAATGGCTCATTGCCTTGGCTAGAATGGTTATTGAAGAGAGGTGGAGACCTGCTTGTTCCAGAATATACGGTTAAATTTGGTCCAAGTGAATTTTCTAGAACAGGTGACGCTATCATGGTAGAAAGTAATAATGGCTACAGGGTAGACCCAAAATATGCTGGAGACGTAGGCAATAACTGGGTAACTAGGGCTACTGAAAGCGTAGACAAAGAAATTACAAAACTTATAACTAATTCACTGAAAGGTACATTATGAGTGACGAATGTGGATGTGGAAATAACGTAGGCTTTAGTAAGGTCGATGAAATAGGCGATAGCCAACTTATAAACCAATTAGAAGAAAACATGAAAGCCTTTCTAGACTATGGCTTCCTAAACATAGGAGGCTTTATCAATGTAGGCATTGTTACCAGCGGACATTTTGGTGGCTCATTTGACCAGTTATATGTATCATCTAACCCTGCTGGCTCTGAAGGAACAATATATGAAACATGGAAGAAAGACTTGGTACATCAGACAAGTATATCTTACAAGGGAATTAACCCTACTGCTGTAAGCGGTATATATGTAGATGATACTTTTATTCCCGGTCCAACAGGAGATCAGCAATATGGATACAGCATAAACTATCCTCTTGGTCAGGTAATATTCGATCAGCCTGTACCAGAAGGATCAAAAGTACAAATGGCTTACTCTTATCACTGGGTTCAAGTATACAAGAGCAGTGCTAGTCCATATTGGAAAGAACTACAAGAACTTAGTTACAAACCCGGAGGTGCTGACAATGGACACAGCACAACTGTGCCACCAACAACAGATTGTGGTCCAATTCCAGTTTATAATGACAACTGCAAGTATGTAAATCCTACACTACAAAATCCTAATCACGGAACTCATAATCAGCCTCCATACAACAATTCTATTGGTCACGGACTACAGATGCCTTGCATAGTAGTGGAACCTATCGCTAGAAGTAGTGCAAAACCCTATCAATTAGGCTGTGTAGACCATTGGATAGACCAAGATATATTGTTGCATGTTTTTGCTGAAAATGGCATAGACAAGAACAGAATTTGCGATATTATTAGGCTGCAAAAAGAAAAGACAATTTGCTTGTATGACCAAAATAAAGTGGTCAATAGTGGTGCAAATCCACTAAATTGGGATGGAAGCGTGAATCAAAACGGTCTAAATTACCCTGATTTAGTGACGAATAATGATTATCTTTTTGCAAAATGCTTTTTTAAAGATATCAAATTAATGGATATGGAAAGTCGTAATAAAAATTTATATTGGTGTACAATAAGGGTAACAACAGAGGTTATCTTGTAGTCAGTAAGTACTACATTCTTTTTCCAAATCAAAACAGAACAACTAGTGGAGATAAACATGGCTAATAACAGAATTTTTTATGCATGTCACAATGTACAGATTTGCGGCCCATCTGGAACAGAGGCAGCCAAAAATGAAGAGTTTTATACAGTTCAGGGTGCTCAGAGTGTAGGTATGAACACCTCCTTTAATCTTGAGGCCGTGTATCAACTAGGTCAGTTGAGTCTTTATGACAACTATGAAGAAACTCCAGAAGTTGAAATCACAGTTAATAAAGTACTTGACGGTCAACCAACGATGTATCAGAAATCAATGGGTCAGGGAGACCTTGCTTCTGTTGCTAATAGTCGTTGTGGTATTAAATTAAATATTTACCCAGATACAGACACTCGTACTACTGGTACTCCCATCGCCTCTGTTTTATGTGAACCAGCGTACCTTAGTTCTGTAACTTACACTTTCCCAACTGAAGGAAACTTCACTGAAGAGTGTACTTTTGTTAGTAATGACAAGGTTTGGTTGAAGAAAACAGCAGACAGTGCATATCCTCCATTCAGTGCCGATGTAAACTCTGCTCCTGTAGCAGAATCACCATCTGGTATCGGTATCATGCGTCGTCAGGCTTATGATAAGGAGAACAGCATTCTGCCAACAGGCCTATCAAACACAGAACCAACTAAGTTCCACGGTAGTGGTGGTATCCCTCATACCATGCGTTTCAACAACATTACTGTTAGTATGAACCTTGGTCGTGAAGAAATTCGTGAACTTGGTCGTCGTCAGCCTTTCTATCGTTACATTAGTTTCCCTGTTGAAGTCACATGCGAAATCGAATGTACCGCTAATACTGGTGATATGGTTGGTACAAGTTCAGGTGCAGAAGGATGTAACACTCCTAAACTTCTTAGTGAAAAAGAAATTCACTTGAAGTTCTGCGATGGCATGGAACTTGATCTAGGCACTAAGAATAAGTTGCAGAGTGTTAACTACACTGGTGGTGACACTGGTGGTGGTAATGTTCTTATCACTTACAGTTACAGTAACTTTAATGACTTTACTTTCCTCGGTCCAAATGCTGGCGATGATGATATTAATCTCGAAGCCGGTTACTTTGTATCAGCCAACTCTGGACCATATCCAGACGAGAGTGGTGGTGAGAGTCGTGTTAAGAAGCCTACTGGTTACCAAGCAGATAACACTGCAACACCTAGTAATGGAGATTAGTAATAGTTTAAATAGGATTTAATTGTCGGAGGATAAAATGGAAGAGATATTTCAACACCTTGGGCGACTGTACTATGATGTGGTGCAGTCGCAAAAGGTTATAGAACAAATAAAACAAAAATTAGAAGACAAAGAAAAAGAACTTGAGACTTTAAAACAAGGCATTAAGACGGAAGATTAAGGATTACAGTGGATGAAGACAGAAGAATACAGTACTTAGTACATAGGCTATTATCTGGTAAACTCTTAATACCAGATGGAGATCGCATACTAGAATTGCGTTCGCCCTCTCTTCAGATACAATATGAATCCGACACTGTCTACAAACATCATTATGAACAAAATATTTTTGAGTTTATATTGAAAGAGGATATTAAACCTTTGTTGTTAGAATCAGGAGTGATAACCCACTTTCATGAACAAGATTTAAAAAAGATGAATAAAAAACTTGAAAGATTAAAAGTTCAATTATTCACAGATTTTTGGGACAGAACGAAGACGACAAGGCACAGAAAGTCTATTGTAAGTGTCAAAAAAAGAATCAGTCAGTTGGAAAGAGATGGGACATCAATGGACCACTTAACCTTGGAGCATTTTTGTTTCTTGGAATCAATGAAGTATATTATAAGAAAAACATTGTACGATAGTGAAACAGGGGAGTTGTTTTTTGATGATGACACCCCTCCTCACGACTATGAAAGACTTTTGTTGTTAATCAACAAAGAATCCTTAGATATGAGTGAAATTAAAAAAGTAGCAAGAAGTTCGTATTGGAAAAGTTATCATAGTATTGGAAATCAAAACACAATATTGGGTCATGTTTCAGACTACAGCAATGAACAAAAAAGTGTGCTTAGTCTAAGCATGATGTATAATAAAATAGCAGAACATCCAGAAGCACCTAACGAAGACATCATGAATGATGATGATGCACTAGATGGCTGGATGATCTTTCAACAAGAAAAAAATCAAGAAGAAAAAAGAAACGCAAACAGCACCACTAAAAAAGATAAAATAAATAATGCACAAGAAGTATTCTACATGGCAGAAAACAGAGAACAAGCAGAAGATATAAGAGGCTTAAACACTACAGAATCACATATGGTTTCAAAGAATAGAATGAATCAATTATTCACAAGTGAGACAGAAGTAAATGCAGCAGATTTTAGAGACACAAGAGATATGCTAAACAAGGCTGTTGCTAACCACCAAAAGAAAGCATAAATTATGGCAAACAACAAAGAAGTTTCAACATTAATGAAAAAGAAAATACAAACAACTATGATTGGTGCATTAGCAAGATTTGAAGAGAACTTCGGTCATCTTTGGGGACACTTTAAAGACCCCAACGATCCCCTTACTGAACAAGAAGAAAAATTTGCTGATATGTGGGACTATACCAGAAATCAAATTTTGAATCAAGGTAATAGTCAAATAAGAAATATAGAAAAAGACCTTGAAAATATTGTTGGGGGTGTGACTAGATACCAATACAATTTCGGAAAACCAAGAGAAAGAGGATAATATGAATACCTACGATTTTACAGTTAATATTGATGGCAAGGATACAGATTTCGCTGTGGTAAGTCCTTCTAATGTACATTACACAGAAGCACAGAAGGTTTACAACAATGCCTTTAGCGAAGCCATCAAATCAAAGGCTATAGTTAGGGCTAAAATGGAAGATGTCTTAAAAGACCAAGGATTATGGGATGATATGAAACAGGCTGAATATACACGGCTTGCAGCAGAAATCAACGAGTGTGAAATGACACTTAAAAAAGGCGGTATCAAACTGTCAGACGCTAAGGCAGTAGCCCTAAAAATGCGTGGTTTAAGGGATAAATTAAAAGAATTAGTCTCTGTAAGGACCACTTTAGACAACCAGAGTGCCGAAGGTCAAGCAGATAACGCTAAATTTAATTATCTCGTATCGGCCTGTGTGGTGTATAAAAACAATAACCAGCCCTATTATAAAAACCTAGAAGACTATCTAAATAGTCCTGCCAGTGAGGTTTCTATCATGGGTGCTAAACATTTGGCTAGTATGATTTACGGACTTGAAGACGACTTTGAGAAGAAACTGCCAGAAAATAAGTTTCTTACTAAATATAAATTTGTAAATGAAGACTTGGAACTGGTCAACAAAGAAGGCCACAGAGTTGATTCCGATGGAAGGCTTATCAACCAATTTGGTCGCTTTGTAGATGAAGAAGGCAATTATGTTGATAAAAATGGTAACCCTATTAGTGAATCGGGTGACTATATTGTTGATGAGCAACCCTTCTTAGATGATGACGGTAATCCTATTGTAGACGAAGAAACAAAGACAGAAGAAACCCCAACAGAAGAACAGCAGGATGAGTCTAAAGAAGAAACAAAATCAAAGCCAAAAGCAAAGAAGCCAAGGGTTAAAAAGCCTGCTGCTACTACAGAGTAAATCTATACTTTTGATGTCTCTAGAAACATAGGAGAACTAGTATGGCATCATTTGATATAACTGCACAAATTAATCTGAGAGGGCCAACGAATGTCAAGAAGATTGCTGCTGACATTCGTAGGCAACTTTCTACTGTTACTACAGGTAGCGTAAAATTAAATATTGACCCAAAGACCAACCAACAAGTTAATCAACTTAACAAGTCATTTCAGCAGTTTAACAATACTTTAAAGCAGACAAACACTACTGCTAAACAAGCAGCCGCAAGCCTTAATCAATTAGGTTCTGCTGTTAATACAGTTAACACTAATGCTAGGGCAACCACCAACGCACTAAATCAAGTACAAACTGCAAATCAAAAAGTGGCAACTAGCACTAAACAAGTAGCCCAAAACGCCCAAGCCGCAGCAACAGGTTTCGATAAACTTGGTAAAAATATTGGTCGTCGTATCACAGACTTTTTAGCATTTAGAGCAGTGTCTACTGTGATTGGTGGTTTAAGTTCAGCCATAAGTCAGGCAGCAGGAAACTTTATTGACTTTGAAAGAGCACTTGCTAAAGTTCAGCAGGTTACAGGAGGAACGAATGCGTCTATTCAAGTCTTGTCCAACACCATTAATAACGCAGCCGTTGCAACAGGTTCAGCCGCTAAAGAACTAGCAGAGGTTACAGTAACTTTATCTCAGGCTGGTTTAAGTGCCGATGATACAGCGACAGCGTTAGAGGCTCTAGCACAAACAAAGTTAGCACCTACATTTGGAGACATAAAGGATACAGCGGAAGGTGCTATTGCTATTTTAAGACAGTTTGGATTAGAAGCAGATCAATTAGGAGATGCACTAGGTAGCATAAATGCTGTAGCAGGTCAGTTTGCTGTTAGTTCAAGTGATGTTATTGTTGCTGTTAAACAAGCGGGTGCTGTGTTTGCAAGTTCAAGCAGAGGAGTTGTTGATGCTGAGACTGCATTGCAGCAATTTATTGCAACATTTACTAGTGTTAGGCAGACTACGCGAGAAAGTGCAGAAACTATTGGTACTGGTCTTAAAACTATTATCACTAGATTACAGAGACTTGATACCATAGAATCATTAAAAAACTTTGGCATTGAACTTACAGACCTTGAAGGTAAGTTTGTAGGACCATTTGAGGCCATCAAAAGATTAAATGAGGGATTAAAGAATCTTGATACTAGAGACATTCGTTTTGGTGCCATCATTGAAGAACTTGGTGGTTTTCGTCAGGTCGGTAAGGTCATTCCTCTTATTCAACAATTTGCTGTTGCACAAGAAGCACTAAAGGTGGCACAAGAAGGGCAGGGTTCTATATCAGATCAAGCCGTTATCGCACAAAAAACTCTAGGCTTTGAAGTTGCACAAACAGCAGCACAATTTCAAAAGTTAATTACAACAATAGGCAACAGCAGTGCTATTCAAGGAACAGTAAGGGTTGTCTTAGAATTAGCACAAGCACTTCTTTCAGTAGCAGACGCATTAAGTGATATATTGCCCCTGCTTCTTGCAGTAGGAACTAATGCTGCTATTGCAAGCATTGCAAGTGTTGGAAAAGGCATCGGTAAGTCTTTTGGGTTTAATCAAGGAGGAGTAGTACCAAAAGGCTATGCTAGTGGAGGTTATGTTCCGGGTTCAGGAAATCGAGACACTGTACCAGCAATGCTGACTCCCGGTGAGTTTGTTATTCGCAAAAAAGCAGTACAGGCTATTGGCGTTGATAAATTAGGAGCAATGAACCAAGGAGGAGCATCTACCGTAACACAAGCCAAACACATGGGAGGCAGAATACAAAAGTTTGCAACTGGTGGACAAGTAGCAGTCGATTATGTTCAAAGCAAGCCTGACGCCGCCACAGAAAAACAGTTAATAGGAAACAATATAATCAATTCTATTAATAATCTTGCAAATTTCTTTAGTCCTGAAGCAAAGAATGTATCAGAAAGAGCCGATCCTAAGAATGTTGTTCCTAACTATTCTGGTATGGTTGGAGGAATCTTTGAAAAAGCAGTTGAATTAGTAGCAGGAGTTACAGTACCCAAGTCAAAAAATAATCAGGTATGGGACTATCCTGCTGGACTTGGAGATACCGAACTGTTTAACTATGTACCAAGTTTAAATAGACCTACAGACGCTAAAAACAGTGTTAATAGCAATGCTGTTATTGACAAAAAACTACAAGCACATTACAACAACGCTAAAGGTTCAGAAAAATTAAGAACTAAATTTGGTATTGTTGTATTTGATGAAGGCGTAGATTATGATTATACTTTTGATCCTTCTTATTTCAAAGAACGAGCATTAGACAAAGATTCTGTAAAGAAAGCAAGAGGAGGCTTGATACAAAATTTTGTTGACGGAGGCGAAGCAATACCTATAGCAAAATCAGGCCGAATCAAAAAGAAAGATTTAGCAGATGCCACTACGCCACAACTAGAACAACTATTAAAAAATCCAGCAGTTATAAGCAATCCTTCTACTACACAAGCAATTAACAGCGAACTAGCAAAAAGAGGAAAAGAAGCCAAGGCAGAAAAATTAGGGGTTGTAGGCATACTTCCTATAAACTACGCTAAGGACTTAGCACCCGCAGATTATGGCGGTACGTTTGCTAAAATCTATGCTAGAGGCTTGCCACAAAAATATGAAGAAACCGTACTCAATATCTCTAAAGGACTAAGAGGGGTTGTAGACGAGGCAGCAAGAGGATTAGGTGAAGACAATCCACAGGCTCTTTCTCCTGAACAAGAAAAAGCAACCGGACTAGAAAACGTACAAGGAACTGTTTTTGAAGCAGTGCTTTCAGCCCTTGGTGCAAGAGGCGGGAGCGTACAAAATCAAGCCATTGATTACCAAAATGGTCTTGGTCCTGCTGCAAGAATATTTCCGGGTATTGGTCCAGATTGGCCTACAGAGGTCAAACGAGATGTAACTGGTGCTGGTATGAGTAGGGCAAAAGGAGAGTTTGCCAGATACTTTAAGGAAAACGCACAAAATAAAAGCATAGGAGGAGCAATACAAAGATTTGCTACCGGAGGCAGAGTAAATGATAAAGCAGGACTGAAGATTAAAACTACCGGAGGAAGCACAATCACTTCTACTTTTGAAGAAGGCCAAACTAGTTCTGGAGAAGTGGTGGCACAGAATATAGGCAAAAATTTATTTTCTGTTGTTGCTGCTCAGGCATCAGGTGGTGGAGGAAGGGCTTTATACGATGCTGCTATGAAACAAGCGACAAGACAAGGAGGAAGTTTGGTTTCAGATAGAAGCAGAGTTAGTTCATCGGCCTTAAATCGTATTTGGAATACATACTATGGTACGGGTAAGAGTAAAACAGGCCAGAGAGTTGGCAGGCAACCTGTACCAGAAGACATGCTTTATACAGGTGCGTTCTTTAAAGATTCAGATTTTCCAAGCCCTGATCCTTCAACATGGCAAGGTAAGGCAGTGTCTTTGCAGTATGCATATCAACAATTTGCAGATGGTGGAGCAGCATCAGGAGGAGATACGGTTCCTGCTATGTTGACTCCCGGCGAATATGTTATTAATAAAAAAGCAGCAAAACAAATTGGTTTACCCAAACTTAACCAAATGAATTATGCTGATAGGATTAAGGGATATGCAACAGGCGGGCCTGTTGGTCCGGTGCAGTACTTTAACAATGGAGGATCACCTGCTTCCGGTTCTGCTCCTGCCAGCAATCCTTGGGTAACTGCCGCAAAGATTAATTTGACTGCTGCGAAACTTAATCAAAAAAACGCAACAACTAATAGTAAGACAGCGGCTACAAACGGGCAAGCAGCAAATACAACCTCGAACAGCGTAAACAATATTCCTAAAGAAATGGGTATTGGAGCAAGACTTGCTTTCGGGCTCATAGGCCCGCTTATTGAACAAGCAATCGTAAAAATAGCACCAAATAGTGCTATTGCTGCTGGTGCTGGAGAAGGTATTAGTCAGGGTATTGTGGCTTCTTCAACGTCTAAAGAACTTCTTGGTGGTTTAAGTGGAGCGGCAAAACTTGCCGCTGGAAGGTTTGGAAAGTTTGGAAAACTTTTAGTTACTAGTGGGAAATTTTTAGAGAAATGGACCGGGACAATTACAACAGGAATAGGCCTCTTCGCTGGTTTTAACGGGTTCCTTAGTGGTCAATTAAACAAAAGTATAGAACTATTAGCCCTAAGAACCACTGAAGCAGGAAAAGCGGCAGAAGAGGCATTTGCAGGTCTACCGGGAGTAATAGCAAAAATTGGTACTAACGCAGAAGACTACAATGCCATATTATCAGACGGTGGTGCAAAACTAGCAGATATGATTACAGCAGCAGAAGCACAGAGACAAAAATCCCAACAAAAAAACCAAGGAGGATATTTTGGTGCAGCATTTAGAGGTCTTGGACTTGAAAGTGAGGAAGGCAGAGAAATTAGAGAGGCTCAAGGAAGAGACATAGACAGAGAAGCATTTAGGGCAGCAGGTGATTTAGCAACCAAGCAACTGCTGGCGATTGTTTCATCGGGCGACAGCGTAGAAGAGGCATTTGGGGGCAACAAAGTCGCTTTGGATAGTTTCAAGAGAGCCATAGCACTTACTGATCTTGCATATCAAAAAGAAGAGAGAAGATTACAGGATTTAATTAATAAGGCTGGAGCACAGTCGGCAGCAGGTCAAGCCTATACAGAAGAACTTAGAAAGGCTCGTGAGGATGCTTTCAAAAAAAGAGCAGCCGATGTTGACGCAGCAATAGCATCCCAAAAACTCAAGAAAGAAATAGAGGAGCAAAGAAAGGCTTTAAATTTAGCAACAGTAGCCATTGCAAACTATACCATAGCCTATAACAAGGGTGCTGACCAAGCAGCATTTGCGTTTAAAAAACTGGCTAAGTCAGCAGATCGTATGGCTGAAGGACTCAGTGGAACTGATCCAAGTCAATTATTTGCTGATAACATCAATGTTATACAAAACCCTGAACTCTTTAATCAAACAGACAACACGCTCGCTCTTGAACCTCTGAAAAATATATTAGGAGGTAATCGAGATGCTATTCAGGCATTTACAACTCTTCCCGCTGAAATTGCAGGAGCACTGCAAAGAGCCGTTAATCAAAACCCTGAAAACAATGCACAAGGTGCTGCAATCATACAAGGTGAAATAGACCAAGTTCTCGCTGATAAGTTTGGTAGCAATAGTCTGTTCGCTAGGACACTGAGCAATAGCATAAAAGGTTTAATAGCAGAAGCACAAGGAAATCAAGATGGTGAATTTAATGCAGCAGCATTGATCAAAGGCACTACGGAGATTATAGAAAAGTTTGGTGAAGATGTTAAAAAAGGTTTAGTAAAAAGTTTAGAAACCATTCAAGAGGCATTCGGAAAATTAGCACAATCTTCTGCTAGACTTTTCCAAGCACAAAACAATTATGCTAATGCGGTCAGGAATAGTGTTACAAGTCAATTAAAACTTAATCAAGAGATTAAGGAGGCATTATCAGAAGTTCGTCAACCTAGAAGTATATCTTCAATAAATGATACAAGTGGTGTTTCTCAACAACAAGTTAGTAATGCTGGGGACTATTTCCAGCAGTTGGCTATTATACAGCAGGAGCAAACCAGACTCAATGTAGAGCAAGTCAGGCTGACACAAGAAGGCATAGACAAAGACGGTGAAAACGCCACAGAAATCGCTACTGCTATAGGAGCCAACGAAGCAGCCCTAGCAAACCTAAATGCTAATACCAAGAATTTACAAGCCGCTTTACAAGATAAATTAGGTCAACTTCAAAGTGAACTAGGAAGTAGACTAGCAGACCTGAAAGCGGAACAAGCAGCAGCAGAAAGTATTTTTGAAAGCCTGTTAAAGGATGAAGGAGATACTAATCAAGGCATATCAAGGGCGTTGCAGGTAGCAAGCGGTCAGGGCGTTGGTAATCTTACCGGAGACGAGGCTATTCGTGTATTGAAAGATATTAAGCAGTTGCAGGCTGCTGGTATTATAGAAAACAATAAAGAGACAAGAGAAAATGTAGTAGGGGTTCTTGGTGAATCAAGAGGACTTGGTAATTTTACTGGCTTAGGACAAGAAATTATAGATAAGATTATTAATGCACCGGGAGAGGATGATCAGGTTAAGGCCTATGTAGCAGAAATACAAAGAACTAATATTGCTATTAATCAACTTACATCTGCTTTGGCTTTCACAGAATTTAGCAATGCCTCCAAAGCATTGAATATTTCACAGGACGCACTAAGAGTTTCTATAACAACACTTAACGATACTATAAAGTCGGAAATAGGTAAAATTAAAGCCAACGGAGGACAAGACGTAGAAGGGATTACTAATGAACCAGAAACAAAAGCAAAAGGAGGTTTAATTTATCGTTCAAGCGGTGGTGGTACACAAAAGGGAGTAAATTGGCAACCTAGAGGAACAGACACTATTCCAGCAATGCTCACTCCGGGTGAATTTGTAGTAAATGCAAAAGCCACATCGCAAAATAGAGGTCTTCTTGAGTCTATAAACAGATCGTCTGGTGGTCCTGTATCACCTGCTAGAAAAAGTACTGGAGGTATTCTTTACAGAAATGCTGGAGGAGGCACTGATAGTTCTTCAACAGAGAGTGTTGGATCAATACTTGATGGACTTAATGCAAAGCAGATATTAAATCTCTTGAAAGAAGCAGACTTTATGAAAGAAGGGGGTGCGTTGAACAGCATTAGAGATTGGACATCCAATACAGCAAGTGCCGTTAAGTCAGCCATAACCAAAAGAGCAAGCGGAGTTTATGGAGGTTTTAAGAATTTTGGAAAAATTAAAATTCCTACATGGATGGATGACGCAGTTAAAAACGGCCTTTTAAGTGAAGATGTAGTAGCAGGTTTAGCCGATAAACCATATGCGGTTACTAAATTCCTTAGAGGAAAAATAGATTCTCTTACTGCTGGCCCAGTTGCACAACGAATAGGACAATTTACTGGTGGGGCTTACAAGTTTGCAAGTAATAAACTAGGCTTACTGGCTCAATCTAAGTGGATTAAAAATATTCTAGGTCCAGCAAAGAGTGTTCTTAAATATATTCCGAAACTTGGCTCATTCCTTGGTAATTCTCCTGCTTCAAGTCTTGCAAGCAAAGGACTTGCGTGGGCAGGTCTTGTTGAGCATATGATATCAGGTGCTTATGCAGGAGTTAATAGAAGTCAAGATTTGCAAGATTCGGGAGTTAGTCCTTTGTCGTTTCAAGGAATAATGTCTCCTTTGGCTGAATTTCTTGCAGGAGGAACCGCTGACGGTGCTTTGCCTCCAAACGCAACAAAAGAGCAAAAGGCAGCATGGATGGAAGGAACCAAGAACGGAAAAATTCCTCGATACAATTCGGCTAGTTTTCAGGCATGGGGAACCGCAAGTCTAAGTAATCTACTTAGAATGGTTGGAGGAATGGGTACTGGTTTTACTCTTGCTGCTCAATATGCCCCAGCGGCAATGCCTTATTCGGGAATGATTGGTGCTGCTGTTGGAGGCGGCATAGTTGTTGCTGGTCAAACTTTCCGAACCCTTGAAGAAATCGCTGGTCTTTGGGGAGATCAACCAGACCTTGCTCAAACAAGAAGACAAGAACAACAAAATGAAGACTCGAAGCAAAGTTTCGTTGGCGACACTAAAGACCAACTACCGGTTCTTGGTGACTTGCAATACAACAGGGCTGTCTTTGCAGGACAAAAGAGAGGAAAACTCAAAAAATATGAGAATGATAAAGCCAGATGGAAAGAGGTTGAAAAACAAGGTGCAGCAGTTAAAGTTAATGATGTAGATGCGTGGGCTTACGTAAAAAGTAAATATGAAGCCGGTTTACAATCGCATAAGTTTGATGTAGAAGATGGTAAATTTTTAAGAAACCTTATTCCTGTAAAACAGCAAGGTTATCTGTGGGATCAATATAGCGACGAAGATATACAAAAAGCCTATACCGCTGTTATGCTGGCTTCAGAAGAGAAGTGGAAAGACTTACCTCTCATAACATCCCTTAATCCTAATAAGAATATTAATTTAACTTATGGTGATAATATTAAAAACTTGAGGGCTGTTGCAGAAAGCACACAAACAAGATTATTTGGAGACGGTGAGGATAGACCAGCAGATGAAAATTATTTTGAAGGAGATGATAAGTTAAGAAGTATTATGGCTCAAAAGGGCGAATTGTATAATGCGAATGCCTCTTGGTTGGAAACATATGTTGGTAGCGAAACAAATCAAGATAAAAGCGAAATGGATTTCTTAGATTACGAATCTAGTAACTTCACTAAGATATCAGAATACAATAAGGCAATAAAGGCTAGGAGAGCAGAACTTATTCAAGAAGAGAAGGATAGGCGAATTGCAGAAGCAGAGACAAAGAAGGCAGCAGAAGACAAGCAAAACGAAGAAGTCAGAAAGTTCGGAGGACTACAACAGAATTTACAGTCTCTTACATCAGCAGAAAATCCCGACTTTGAGTTTATGCCACAGGCTCCATTTATTAAGCCTAAATCAAGGTTGATACTTCAGCGGCAAAAAGATAGTTTGGCAATGAGACAGAAACTTGCAGAGACACCTGTATTTTACCCAGATGAAAACGATAATCTTGTACAAGGACCACCAATGGGTGAGTACTTAGATTGGAAGACAGGTGCGTTTACAGATAAGCCTGAGTTAATTAAAACTAAAAGCGAATATGATTTCTGGTCAGGAATTGGTAATGCTATAGTAGAATACAGAAAAAATTACAGAGTCGGTGGTGACCTGTATGATGTGCTTCCTACAGTCCATCCATCTCAGGCTATATTAAAAGACATTGCTGGTGGCACTCAAAGTGAGCAAATTGCTTTTAGAAACTTTATGAATCCAAAAGCAACAGACGCTAAAACTTCAACCGCTGGTGCTTTTCAAGAGTTGTTCACAGATTATCCTACAGAATTTGCGAATATAACTAAACTTTCTGAAGAAGAGAGCAAACTACCTCAAAAAGAACAAGAAAAACTTATACAAGGCAGAAGAGATGCACTCATTGCTAAACTTGCTACCCAAAACGGCTTACTGGATGGTCAAGGTCAGCAGGCAATTTACAATAAAATCGCATTGGCATTATCTCCTCTAGCAGGCGACTATTATGAAAACATTAAGGGAGTAAATTTTTATACTGATAAGTACACTCCAGAGCAAATTTGGACTGCTAGTAATCAGAACGGTCAGTTTGGTCTTGGTCTAACATCAATGATAGGGGCTATGGGTGTAGACAATGCAAAGGAACTATATCCTCAACTTGCTGGTGCTAAAAAAGGTATGGATTTTGCTGAACTCAAAGGAAATTACCAAAAGAGAATTCAAAACCTGTATAAGGTTCGTGGAGATGATCCTTTTGAAGAACAAGACTTACAAAGACAAAGAAGCAAAGATAAAGCCCAAGCAGATGCTTATGCCAAACAAGAACGACAAAGACTCAAGAAGGTTGAAAACTATGCTAGACTTAATCTTGTAGGTCAAACTTTTCCTGAAGACCCTCTTGAGTATGTAGACTTTAGACAAAAACAAACAGATGCTTTCTCAAGGTCTGTAGAAGGTTTTGGTCCAACTTATCCTGTGCCTTCTGATCTTATAGCATTCAAAAACGGTGGTGTGTCTGAAAGATGGGTAAGAAAATTATTCACTCTTAAAGATCAAGCATCTAATTTTGAACTTAGTCAAAAAACAGCAGAAGCACTACTCAGATACAAGGCTCAGTTCGGTGAAGGCACTGACGCAGAACAATGGCTCTCTAAGGTTTACCAACTTGATGGCAAAATTGATATTGATGATATATATGCAAGTACTCCGGGTGAAGGTGGTGCAGCAAGTGCAGCCTCAGATTTATCCAATATTCAAACTAAGATAAGTGATGTAGAGAAGGTAGTAGCAAGCATAAAAGGTAAAGCAAATTCTAAAAACGCTGTAGCAAGAAGAAAACTAGAAAATTCTATGGTAGACTTGAAGGTTGCTGGGCTGTGGAATCCTGCTCAGGGCGTAGACCAAAACGCACAGAGCCTTATGAGTCTGAGTCAGGGACAATTTGCAGCAGACCCACTTTTAGATAAACTCAAAGAATATGGCGATATCAACCTTTCTGATAAATTCCGTAATGCTAAGGCTATAGGCCTAGCAACAGGAGGGATGGTTCCAACAAGCGTATTTACTCCTAGAGGCACAGATACCGTACCTGCTATGCTCACACCGGGAGAGTACGTTGTAAATAAGAAGGCCGCAGCAGAAAATAGACCTTTACTAGAGTCTATTAACGGTAAAAGAAAGTCCAGAAACCCCAGAAGTTCATACTATCAGGACGGTGGTAATGTGAGCAATAATGGTGTAAATAATGTTGTCGCAATAGATGTGCAGGAAATCAGCAAGTTTGTTACCTCATTTGACAGATTTAGTAAAGAATTAGCCAATTTGAATATTCCTTCGGAAATTACTCTACAAGGAACACACACAGTTGATGTTAATGTAAACGGGGCTCAAGTCTTGAACGACTTACTTAACGGCCCGATTGGTGAAATGGTAGCCAGCGAAGTAGAATTGGCGTTCCAAAGACAAAGCAACGAATCAGAAGGGGCAGTACCAAATCCATTTAGTTAAACACAGGAGCCTTAGACATGGCAGACGAATTTACAACAGGTAATTTATTTTTAGGTTCTGGTACTAATGTATCAGAAACAGAATTTGATATAAGGCTTTCTACTGATGAAGGTCTTTCTACTTTATTTAATGCTAGTGGAGTAGATACTGATTTCCGTGTAAATGCTTCAGGGAAGGTGGGTCTGCACGTAGACGCAGACACAGGGCGTGTTGGTATAGGCACCGGCAACAATATAGGAGCAGCATTGCATGTAGTTAGCACTTGTGCGAGTGATGGGCTTAGAGTAGAGACCAGAACAGACTGTCCTACTGGAGTAGAGATTGAATTTATTCACAAACCCCAGACACCTCCAGTAAATGGTTCACTTCCTGTACAAATTAATCTTGCTGGCAGAAATCAAAACAGTTCTGACGTAAATTATGCTAGGATTAAAAGTAGAGCACTCTCTACTGCTACAAGTCAGGAAACAGGCGAATTAGTTTTCACTGTGATTAAAGACGGTGTTGATGTAGATGCACTTGTAATCAATCCATTGACAACTTCTATCGGATCAGAAAACTCACAATCAGGAGATAATTACCTATTCATTGGTAGCAATAACTTAGTTTCTGGTAATAGTTTTATTATCTTTGGTTCTAATAATACAGGCTTAATAAACAACGGTATACTTTTAGGTGCCGATAACCACATTCATGGAGACAGACTGCTAATTGTTGCAGATAACTCTGTTGTTTCTGGAGACCAGAATATTGTATTTGCTTTAGATAGTGAAATTTATGGTGACTCTAACCTTGTTATTGCAGAAAATGTATTCACTGACGGCGATCAAAACATTGTCTTTGGACACAATACAAATAGCACTGGTGATTTTAATATCTTGCTTTTAAATGACTCAGATAATATAGGCAGTAGCGGAGTAGGTTTTGGTAACCAATCTTTAAATGTTGGTAACAACAATGTCTTTGTCGGTAACTTTAATACTGTGGATGGTGATAATGACCTTATTATTGGTTCAGAAGTAGAGGTTACTGGTGACAACAATATTCTTTACGGTTCTGAATCTAGTGTCAGTGGTAGCAACATTATTTCTATAGGTGCTGGAAACGATGTACTTAATATCGCAAGCGGTGTGTTTATAGGTTCAGATATTGACTTGAGAAACAGCGAAAAGTCAGTTGTAATCGGTTTGGCGAATGCAACAACTGGTAGTTTAACATCTAGTGTTATACTGGGCTTAGAAAATGATACTACCAACGGTAGACCAACAGGGGTAATTATTATTGGACAACAGAATACTGTTTCCACTATAGCCAACACAACAATAATCGGTAATCAAAATGAAGCCAGTGGTTTGGTCCTGAACAACTTAATATATGGGACTCTTAACTCTGCACCAACAGATAGTCGTAATAATGTAGTTGTAGGTGTTATGAATAATACCACAGGCAACATATTGTCCGCTGGTACTTTACAGCCTAGCGGTCGTAAAGATGGTACTATGGCAAATACTGTAGTATACGGTATTAACAACATAGTTTCTGATGTTAGCGGAAGTAATGTTCTAGGTAGCAAAACTTATGCAGAGGGTCAAAGCATCAATGTTTTGGGTTCTCTTAATCAACTCAAAGGCTCTAATGATACTCAGATATTAGGACATTCTAATTTTAGTGTGGGCAACCACAATACTATTATTGGTAGCCATAATGATATTATGGGTTCTCATTCTATACTACATGCCGCATCTGATGATCGTAACCAATTATTTGGTAGCGGTAACATATCTATTGGTAATAGTGAGGCCGTAGTTAGCGGTATGACTATTGGTTTTCAAAACGCAATGAATGCACCTTTCGGTATTGTTTATGGTAGCGGAAACCAAATAGGTCTGAGAAGACATTTGTTTACCGTAGACAACAACGGCAGTACTACACTGAGAGTTAATGGAGATCAAACAAACGTATATGAACCTAGTATGGTAATCTTGCTTGCTATGGTCAATCCTACTTCATCAGGTGATAATACCAATATTAAATCTATTCAAACAGTAACCTATAACAACGGAGGAGGCGTAAATGACTATACTGATATAGTTATAGATTCAGCACCTTTGTTGCCTTCTACTACAGTCAACTATCAAGTCAACGAATTTTTTGATGAAGAAACCTATCAATTAGGTGATAACAGTGTTATTAGTGGATGGATCATGCCTTATCAGTCAGGACAAAACACTGAGATAGACACCATTAATTTTCCAAGATATGGTTACTCATCAATTATACTAGGTAACAATAACAAATCCCTACATGCCAGCGGTTTGATATTTGGTCAAGAAAATAACGTGTCTGGTAGCAGGCACGTTGTAATTGGGAATAATATTTCTGGTTTTTATAATAACGCAGTACAAATTGGTACTAACAACACTAACAAAATGTATCTAGATGATGATTCAGTAATTTTTAATACTGGTGCTAGTCAAAATGACATTATTTTTAATAGCAGCACAGAAGGTGTTACGGCTTACTTTGATCTTGACGAAAACAGAGTAGGGATCAACAACGCTGACCCACAAACTACGCTTGATGTTTCTGGCGTGATTACTGCGGGTGGTATTAAATTACTTGGAGATTTTTCAGAAAATAGTGGCTGGATACCAATTAATACAGGAGACGGCACTGTACAGTGGCAGAGACCAACTACTCTATCAGGCATAAACAGCGGTATATGCATGAAGGTTAGTGACTATGTTTCTAGCGGATTAGAAACATTTAACTACAACACATCTAGTCAGACTATATTCTTTGATCGTAGCAATATCCGTAGAGATGATAGATATGTTTACGATAAAGATGCCGGAGATTCATTAGAAACCGCTATAATGATCGACACAACCGGGATGTTTTTGAATATTGATCCTAATGGAAGAGACAATGGATACAACTTTACTGTTTATGGATCGGGAAGCAATGCTCCTTTAAACAACAGAGATGGTACTGATAACGTATATTTAATTAAAACAGATGTGCCTAGAGCAGAAGTACAGTTTACAAATTTGACAGGACTTAGTGGTGCATTTAATGAGTTTATAATTAATGACGCACTTAAAGTTCCTCCTAATCTTACAGGAACATTCTTGTACTGTGATTCTAATAATGATAATTTGTTACGGTCAAAAGTCACACCTAATTTCAGTATTTTGTTCACTAGAAACGACAGTTGGCAAACAGGAGAGGCGAGTTTAAGATATTTTTATAATGATCAAGTATTTACTATTGGTGGAGACGGTGAGACCAATGCAGCATTGGATGTAGGTTATGAATCGAATGAACCTAATAGTAATATCGTTTTAGCCCATACTCAAGACCAAAGAACAATATTTAATAATCGTAGTTATGGCACAGAGTTTGTCATTAAAGAATCTGGTGCTTCTAATGGTAATTTCAACGGTTTTCACTACAATACAGAAAGTGGCGTATTAGGCCTTAATGTTAATGATGCAACAGATGTCGTTAAAGAAGGAACTGCTAATAGTCCTACTCCTTGGTATGACAGAACTAGCAGTCAAGAAACTATGGTAATGTATGCCAATGGTAAGATTCGTGTAGAAGGTCTGCAAATGGGTGCTGGTGGTGGAACTTTTAATGCGTCTATAAAAGACCAGTTTCTTACAGTGGTTGACGACTACGGCAATATCGGTTTTGCTACTCCTTCAGTAGATCAAAGTTTTGATGTTAGATTTCCTTTGGCTATTAATGGTCAGACATCTCAAGACGTTACCATGTATGAAATATCTGAAGATGATGAAGATGGAAACAGCCTAACAACAAATCAAAGAGGCATGGCTTTAATATGGGAAGGTACTCGTTGGGTTCAAGGTGCTAGCAACGTAGGCTATTGCACCAGACTTGGTATTCCAAGTGCCTCCACTCCAGACAATTATTATACTTCAGAAGGTAGTAGTTTTGGACCTTATGCAACACTTCCTTCAGGTCAGCAGAACTCATTTGTGATTGCTGGTCAACCAATCGTTGAAGAAACAGCCCGTAGAGCAAATCCGGGTCATTCAAGAAGTATGCAACAAGAAACCACTATACTAAAAGCCATAACAACAGGAACTAATACTGAAGAATTAACTACAAGTTTCACAAAGGGCAGCACTGGCAACGGTGCTACTGGCACTAATACGATTTCTCTTATTGTAAACCCAGAAATTCCCAACGATATATATCAGCAAGTTGTATGGAAAGTTGAAATTGACTATGTTGTAATGACACAACAAGACGGTGGAAGCGACAGTAACCTTACCAATCTTGCTGCAACCGTTGGCAAGTACACGGCTGGCTTAAAAATATTTAGTGATGCTCAAGGTCAACGTCAAGCAGGTGCTCTCTTTGGAGGTGTGTTTGATAGTGTTCATGATGGAGGAGGACCGGGGAACATATTTGGAGGGCTTGATGCACAAAATGGCCCGATTACTGTTTCAATAGATTCTACTAGTACTCCGTATCGTTTATCGCTCAAGACTGTTGGACCGGGAGGTGGTTACACCTCTATTTATGAAGCAGTAGTTAAACTTACACAAATGCAAGTGCCTTGGAAGATGCCTTTCACAGGGTCCGATCCAAACTAGGAAATATTATAGGAGATATAGATGCCACCAAACAGAAATGGCCCTAATATACAATATGGAAATTTTTGGTTTGATCCGATCAGTGGATTTCCAGTTCCACAGGTAAGTATCAGTCAAAATGTAAACAGAAGCAGTGCCGGTGTGGTGATTGGCTACGAGTCATCAGTTACACTAGAAGGTATTATTTATGGATTTACAGGCTATAACAATGACTGTCAAAGTCCTAGTCAGTTAGATCAAGATACCGGCTTTGCATTTCTTATGGAGCAGGTTGAAACTCTTAGCAAAGTTTTTTCAAGCGATTTTAAAGCACTAGAGATTACTTGTTCGACAGATGAAGGAGACCAAGTATTACTAAGTGCTGATGGTACGGGCAATGTAACAAAAGTAAATAGTATAAACTTTAATCAGTCTCAAGACTTATGGGCGATTACTGTGCCTTACAGTATTGAAATAGGTGTAATTACGAGTTCTGGTATTGCTGGTGGTGGAGAAGGCTATCCTAGCGGTGGCAACAGGCCGTATTTTATTAGCAATTACACAGATAATATACAGATCAATGTAGACACAAGTAAGAGTTACTATCTTGCAGACGGCAACAATCCGATTAAACAACCATTTCCTAATCCTTTTGATTCGAGTACATCATTCGATGGTGGAAGCAGAATGGTTCCATTTGAATCATCTACCGGATACCCTGTCTACACTGTAACAAGAACCATTGGTGCTGTAGGCATAGCGACTTCAGGACTTAATCAAGTAGAGAATGCAAAAGATTGGGTAGCCAATCAGTTACTCGTTTATCCCATTGGAACATTAACACAAGACCTAGACCTGTATAATAGAGAAAGAAATATTTCTTCTGATGAAGCAGGAGGCTCTTATCAGGTTACTGAAACTTATTTAGCAACTAGAGCAGGCACACAAAACGGTTACTTAGAAACTTTTGAAGTTAGTCAAGATATTAGCACTAACGGAAATAGAACGGTCACAATAGCAGGACAGATACAAGGATTAGAGTGTGGCAATATAGGGATTGAACCTCCAGTAGGTACTTATACTGGTGTTGTTTTTCCGACACACACGGGAACTTCTCCTGATTGCACAAAATACGATAATGCTCTTAGTGGCTACCTGATTGAGCAGAGCAACTTTTTTCAGCGTTGCATTAATACAATGCCTTACTATCAGCCTGTAGAGGACACATCGAAGTTTTTTACAAGTCCTAATTTTTTAAATCCTAATCCTACTAATAAAAGAGACGGTTTTAATCCAGCAAATGGTACAGTCAGTTACACTTGGTCCTATGATAATAGACCCGGATCGCTTATTGATGGTGCTCAAGGCGAAAGATTAGATATTAACGATAATTATGCGGTACGTTCTGTTGCAAATGTGTATGTAATAGGTAGGAGATTAGGACCAGTAACACAGGATTTGGGTACTTATACAAAGCCTACTAGAAGAGTAACTTATTCAGCAAGGTTTCCTAGACCGAGTGGATTTGAAGGCTATAATTTTGATGTATTGGTAACAAATGATATTGTGAACCTTGTGGCTTTATATGATCCTGCAAGAGTTAACCCCACTCCAACTAGTGGGCCAGTAGTCAGTAATATAAGATCGGACAATTATTCATTCAACCCTATTGATGCAAGCGTAAGTTATACGGTGGAATGGGAATATACAAAATGTAATTAAGGAAAGGAATTAAAGGATGGCAGTAGACAACGGGCCTATAACTTGTAGTAATTTAAGCGTAAATCAAGTAGGGCCGTATAGCCAAACTCTGGTTTTAGGGTGCAGTGCTACAAATCTAAGTATGAACGTAGGATGGGGTTCTACCAGCAGTACTTGTTCTATTACGATGGTACGAGACACCTGCCGTCATTGGAGAGATGAAACGTATGATGAATCTAATACCTACTGGCAAAGTCTTCTTCAGCAAGGACCGGACAATCCAATAGGAAATGCGTTACCAAAAGGCCCAGATGGAAACATAGACCCATCTCAATCAGACCCAAGAAGAACTTGGCAAAAAAATATAGCCCGACAACAAGTAGCAGAACAAAACTATAAATTAAATAATCAAGACAGCAATCAAGCATACGGTGACTTTGGAAAACAAATGTGGTATTCTAATTTGGCTGGTGGTTTTGGCATGGTAAATTGGCTTGGCCCAGACCCCGGATTTTTAGCCAACTCAGACAATGCTGCTACACAGATTAATAATCCCGGTGCTACTGTAGGCTATGATGTAAACGGTACTTGTGTTTTTGTAAAAATGGAAGACTTGTTTTTTGGAGGAATAATTAAAAGTTGGGAAAACAGAGCAGCCCAAGGAGGAGTCACTACTTCTGTACAATTAGAAAGTATGGCAAGCCTACTTAAAGGCACTAGTATGATTATAAATAACTTCAATGGTTCTGTTGGTAGCAGATATTATTCTGGATTTACTGATATTCCTATTGTTACTGTACCTAGTAATGATGTAGATGGAGATGTTGGTGTTGGTGCCAATATATATAACGGTAGTGTCAGAGGAGGTAATCACCCTAATTTAATCAATTTACAAGGCCTTGCCAATTTTGTTTATGGTTTTAGTGGTGCTTCTTGGGCAGGAAGCAAGGGTGTTAGTGCTGCTGATATATACTTTATGATTAATAGTGTTCTTAACCCAAGTAATATATCTCTACCAACAAGCCCGTACTTTCCTTATGGTGCTTTAGTTGGAAGAAGTTTAATAGACAGATTTACTGGTAGTTTTATTGACACAAATCAACAGGTTCTATCTTATGGAAATACACAGATTTCTTACGAAGCATTAGGATGGATGCCTACAAAACTCGCTATCGACAACAGGTTCAGACCTATGTTTTCATTAGATTTAAGCGAAGTTCCTGTTCCTCCAGCAGACATATATTTTACTGAAGACAGTCTAACCATTACAGCATTTTTAGACGCTATCTCTCAAGGAGGCCAATATGATTACGTCATAGACTGTGCTCCAAGTACCAACCCTCTGTATAGTGCTTGCATCAAGGTTAGAACAGTCAATCGTTCAATAGCGGTTCCTCCTAATACTCTTGGCAATGCACTTGCTACTAGAGATGATTTTCAAAATGTAAATTATGGTGAAGAATTTGATACGGCAGATGTTCGTGAGGTTATAGTAGGTGCTCCTCAAAAAAGACTGATGCAGTTTACAACTATAGGCAAGTCTATATTTCAAGAAACAAGAGTTTACGATCCTTTTGTTGAAAGAGGAGGAGGACTCGTAAGAGGTTCTGATGTAGTTGTTCCTTATGGTTCGCAAATGGTTACAGAGTTTGATCCTGACCCAGAAGTAGAACTAGATACTGTTAATGTCCAGCAAGGACAAAATTCTTTCCAGCCTAATCTGATAGACATAAGATGGTATAAATCATATAGGGTTGGTGCTGGCGTGGTGGCACAACAAACTACAACAGATCAATTTTTTAGAAATTACAATAATGGTGGTAGCCAAGGAGTCAAAAAACTAGGCAACTATGGGCTAAAAACATTTGTTCGTATGCCTGCTGGAATTGACCAAGAGGCAAACTCATATCCCTTGTGTTCAGACTTAATTAGTCCTTTCTACGGCAAAGACAGCACAGGCAACATTAGGCTTGTTTACTTTGATCGAAAGATGGGTCAAATTCAAGTTATGACAAGTGTTTTTGATTGGAGACTATGGTGCAGTTATGCAACACCAGATTTTGCACAGCCAACACCTAATAATGCGAACGGTGAAGGACAAGGCCAAGGAGGAGAACCCGGAGACGATACCATAGGCGATGACGAACCAACCAATCCAGTTTTTAGAGTAGTAGGCACACAATGGGTTATAACAGAAACCGAAATCAGAGCAGCAATGTCTGGTATCGACATTTTCTTTCATTATTTATTTGATGAATATAAAAATGGTTTTGTTACCATGACTGCTAAATACTTTTATGATTACATAGCAGAGGCTTTTTGTACGAATGTTGCGGATCAATTACTAAATGGTGGTCAATGGTGGGAAAACACCAAAGAGATAGACTCTAGTAAAGCAGCATATCCTAATGCAGATGGTATATTTATAGCCGATGGACCAGATGGAGCCACAGACAGTAGATGGGTTCCAGCATTAACAGACTATAGAGTTTTTCAAGAACTTAAAAAATTAATGAAGTTTCTTGCTGAAGATATTGGTGAATATCATGCAAAATCTTATTTAATCAGAATGCCGCAGGTATACTCTTTTACAGATCGTGCCGGAAACAGACAATACAATTACCAGCCATCTGATTTTGGATGGGAAGAAGAAGGTAATCCTTTGGATGACACTATGGTAATAGGTTCTTCAGCATCACGAACGCTAGCAAACGGAAATGGTACTTTTGGTCCTATGGTGGGCTTTCTAGCAAATCTAGAATTTGATGGACAGAACCAAACTTTTACTGAAGATGAAATCACCCAAATGAAATTACCGGAACAATGTCCAGAAGAACCTCCTCCACAGCAACCAGAAGCAGAAGACCCAAAAGAAGATGCTGCTGGTGATAAATTACCAAACGGAGCAAACCCTCCTAATGATCCCGGCAGGCCTCCTCTTCCGAAAAATGCACAGCAAGGACCAGCAGCACAATCATCAAGAAATACTGTTTCTATAATGGCAGGCGAAGATGCAGATGGAGATGGTGAAGTTGATAATGTAAATGATAATCCTAATCAGGCTCCTCCTCAAGGTCCGCTTACTGATGCAGGAGATGGTGGTTCACCAAAAGATGACAAGAGACCAACTAAAAATCTTGAAAGAGGATGGTATGTACCATTAGATTTATCAAAAGTAGATAAGAGTACTTCTATATACTATGTTAGTCAAAATCTAATAAATGACAGAAACAGTTTTTATGCCTCATTAGGCTACCCCGTTGCAACAATCACCAGACCTTTTTATGATACAGAAGGGGAAGCACACAATTTTAGAAGAAGAAATGTTTCTTGTTATCGTAAAGCATATCTCAAGGCAAATTTTTTAGTACTGAATGATTATGATAAAACACCTGATCAACTAGGATTTTCTAGAATGCATGGAGGCAGTCCGTGTGTTGCTTTGCAAGTAAGTTCTACAGTAGATCAGATATCAGAAAGAGGAGTTGATTTTGTAATGGAGATGCAGAAATTCCTTCTTCAGTTTAACGGCTACCAACTTCCAAAAGAGTCTGGACTACAAAGAAACTGGCAAAAAGGAAAACAAATCACTTTTATTGATAAACTGGACGATGAGACACGTAAACCAGCATCGAAAGCGATTCTTGCTGGTAGAATAAACGCAGCAAGAGCCAGAAGAAGACTTATTGTTTCTGGTCAAAACGATAAAAGTGCCGACATGGAAAAGTCAAATAGAGTATTTAAAAGAGGTGTTTTTGCTATACCAGTATTTGCAATGGTTCCAGTGCAATACAATATTGCAAACTATGGGCCGTGGGCTACTGTTCCCGGTACTGTAGAAAATATTGTATTTAATGACAGTAACCCTATTTTTAATGCTACTCTTGCAGATAATATGGTAGGAGGAGTAAGAGTTAAATATGATAGTAATGCTGCTCCGTGGAATTACGGAGGAATTGAATACCTAGACTATGCTAAACTTACAGAAGTAACATCTACCCTTAAAGGCCAGCAGTCTTTAGAAAAAGCATCATTTCAAGTTCCGGGTGTATTATTGTCTGACGGCTTTCCTGTTAGTATAGGTTCATTTGTAGCAGGACAAGGAGCCATTGTGAATAGTCTTAGCACTAATATCAGTGCTCAGGGAGGATTTAGTACCAACTATACTCTTAGAACATATGTAAAGAAAATTGGTTTTTATAATAATGAAAGAGCCAAAGAAATAGCAGAACTAGGAAAGCAAAACAGCGACATTAGAAATGAACTAACAAGACTGCAACGAGAGGCTTTTGATCTTCGTGTCAGTACAACTCAAAATACTACTAGAGGAAGTAATGGAAACGGTGGTTCTGACAGTTATAGAGTTCCACCAGATAAAGAAGAAGGTCTTATTGGAGATACAAGTCCTGTAGAAGCATTAGTCGGTAAGGCAAGACCATACATTCGAACTGGTGCTTCTTTTGCAAACGAACAAGGATATAGTCCTTCTTGGCATATCACGCAGTCAACAGCAGGTGCTACTACCGGACCTGATGATACATATCAGCATATATCTAGAACTACACTTTATAAAGACGACGAGTTTATAACTAAGTTTATGGACCCTGCTATTTATGGTTCTCAGTCTATGATGAGTCTTGACGGTATCATTTCTCCTATATCTTTCTATCCTACTCCATACGGAGCAACTTACCATATCACCAGATATGATAGAAAACATTGTCCATACTGTAAAGGAACAGGGTCATACAAATACAAAGTTGGTAGCACTCTTTCAGTAACCAGTGAATTTCCTACCTATGACGAGATGGATGCAGGAGCCACTCTTACGGCAGATTGTACTTTCTGTACAACAGACAAAGAACAAGAAAGAAATGGAAGTGCTGGTAAAACTACCATTAGAACTCCTCCTTATATTATTGATAAAGGTACAGATGAAGAATTAGCAGAAGGTGCTACAAACGTAGGAGAAGATGCCTGTCAAGATTCTAGAGTTCTTATTAACTATACAACTTTAACTCCTGTCGTTATGTCTTCCACTAGTGGTGAGTTTGCTGTTTCTATTAATAGACAAGAAGGCGATCTTTGTGCTCATTCTATCAGGATGGTTGGGGTAGGATGGCAACCTCCTAGCGGATCACAAAGTTTACACTTACAAGGAGCAGGTAACAGAACCAAGAACTACTCTGATTATGACATCAGTTATAATAATGGTTCCACAGACCCCGACTTTGAAGCATTAAACAATGCAAGGTTTATGGGTTTGCGTGGACCAATGATGTTGCACGGCTGGGGTTATGATGTAGATGGTTATCCAGTACCTAATGCTTCTGGAGATATACAATACGGAGACGACGGTTCTCCTGTTACAGACGCAGATGGAAACACTATTTATGCTAATCAGGTTCAACAAGCAGACGGTTCATTTTCTGAGCCCTTTCCTGAACAAAAGTTTGCAAAAAATTGGGCAAGTGCTCCGAATACTTGGCCCGTAGGCCCAATAGATTTAAGATGGAATCCAAAGGCTAAACTTTGGACTGTAGGAACAAGTTATACAGACGTATACGTTACATTAGAGAACGACCTTAAAGGAGACACACCAGTAAGAGCAGTGTTAACAGATGCGGCAGACAACACTGATCCTTTACCTGACGGCTACAGGAAACTAGTATTTGTTCAAGACCCCAATGGTTTCTTTAGTGCTCCTCGTGGTGCCACCATATATGCCAAATACAATACTGATTCTGGTTTTTACAACCCTATCTTTAACAACACCACTATAGTACTAGGAGTTGTTAATGCTGCTGGTGCTGCCACGGTGTATATAGATGATAAGGCGTATGATGTAGGGTTTTCTAACCCTTTAGAAATTGGCGTAAATGTTGGAGGAAAAGCCATTTTTATGTTTGTCGATGGAGAGTGGATTATTCAAGCGACTAGTTGTAGATAAGGATTTTAAATGTCTTGCTGTAATATTAATTATTCCAGAAATTATGAAACTGTTGTAACTTCTGCATTTAAAAGCAGTTTTGCTTCAGCACAAAAAAGTTCTGTGTCTAGAGAAAATACACCTAGTACAACAGGGTGGTTTCCTATAATCGCTAGATATAGTCCTAGGGGAAATGCTTTTTATACACCTCAGTTAAGTATGCCTCAAATAACAGGATACACTCTTTTTGATCCTATTAATTGCAACAATGCAGATTTTACAGACCGGGAGTTAAGCGACCCAAACAGTATAAATATGGACACATCATATTGTGAACAATGGTCTCCCGAAAACAATGCTAGTATTCAAACAGGGAGAATGAAAAAAGCAGACGGTACTCAGGCTCCTGTCTCTAGGAAAGGCGGCTTGAGTGATGTTATGACCCATCAATCTGATATATATCATGGTATTCCATACTTGATGACACAATATGCTAGCGGTTTTATGGACAACAAATTTGATGGAACTTTTCCTCTAACTATGAACAACCCTGTAGGATGGAATAGTGTTGTAGAGTCTACGCCAGAAGAAGGAACAAATAAGAGATATTCTGATTGGCATATTATGCCAAGAATGGGAGAGATAGATTACGATCCTATGACAAGCCAATATCTAAACGAGCGAGATCATTCTATGGCTAATAAAAAAGCCATGATTGCACATAAAACAGCGGGCAATTTTATTCTGTTTAATATTGGAGATGTTTTTCAAGAAAATGATGAAGATTGGGAAGATGATTATCTTGCTTATGCAGATATTCTAGAACCTCTTTTGGTGGATACATCACAAGGAGAGAAAATCAATGAAAGAGGGTCGTGGGACTTAAAACTTCCTGAGCCTGAAGAGTTTATGCAGCCTTATGGCTTTGATGCATTTACTTATAACAATGTTTTTGTTGGAGATAAAAAACGTGTTTCATATTGGAAATGGGATATAAATAAATGTTCTGCGGCGTGGGTTCTCAAGACGGATGAAGAAATTAAAATAGAGGTAGGAGAAGAAAGCGATAAAATGGACTATATAACATATATTCCATCCGGTGATTGTTTTATTGCTAAAATTGATCCTATAGAACCTCAAAATAAATCTAGTGACCCCCAAATGAACAAAGAAGGTGAAAAGAGGTGTCCATCTGGTGTTAAATTTATTGACGAAGGCACAGTCTATACAATTCCTCATAACAGTTATGCCGTGTACATATCTTGTAATATTTATCCTGCTTTTTATGAGGCTTTCAATGCTTTAAAAAAAATAACAAAAAGTATCGAAAATCTTATGCCTGTTGAACCTGACGAAGAAGGAGATAGTAAAAATACTCTTTATCGTGTGATTGAACAAGCCATGTATGTGGCTACTCATCCTTTAGTCGATAAAATCACCGTAGACCTGCATAAAAATAACATCCAAAGTGCTGAAAAACTTACACCTCATATCTGGGGTGGTTATCTTAATCCACAGTATTCGTACATGAACGCATATGATAAAAATTATGCTAGTTTTAATAATTTAAATCTTTGTAAAACTTGGACAGATTTAGGCAGGACAATTAATAATAAGTATGGATCATATTTTACTGAAGAAATAGAAATAGGATCAGAATCATTTGCTCCTTATACTTCTTCTCATATAGGCGTTGATGTGCTTTATGATCTTTATGCCAAAGGGGGTTCGTTCAGAACTAAGGGTAGACAAAGTACTGACTATAAAGATATGACTCCTTGGTATCCTGATTTTCAGGTATCGCTTGGAGGACTAAAATTAAAAGTTGCTGATGAAAGAAGTATTATAGAAAGAACATACTATAGTTTTAATGAAGATGAAGAAGGGTGTTCTCTTGATGATTGGAAGGCTTTTAGCAATTTGCAATTAAATGATAAAACTTTATATAGCCGTTATTTGCAAAGCGGACTATATGAGATGAATAGTTACTATGTAAGAAATGTTAATGAACAAGGTGGCAGCATTAGAGGTTATTGTGATATATGTGACGAGTACAGCACATATGAAAATTACGGAGGAGAAGAAAACTGTGTTGAACACGATGGATCGCTTCCGTTTTGTGACTGCGACGAAAATCCAGACCCAGAAAAATATCCTGAACTGCCTTGTGTAGGCATATCCGATAATACTGTAAGACTAGAAAGAAAATACGAAGTTATCGTAGATACTAATTCTTTTCCTATTAATATGGCTTTTCATTTGGACGGAGGTGCTTATTATAGGGCGAGAAATCTAGAAGAAACAGGATTTATACAAAATGCAAATATTCAAGCATGGGGCAGTATGAAGGTAAGGTTTGCTTCATTCGATACTCGTGTTGCACAAACTAGGGCTTGGGCTGTAGACGTATACCAGTTACAGACCGACGACCCAAAGACGTTCTCATGTGAAAGGTTTCCTGTATTAGAAAATTGCGAACAAAGCAAAATTCTTTACGATGACACTTACCCTATTCAAAAAGACACTTTGGTATACGCACATACTACTGCTTATACTCCTGCTCAAAGCACTAAATACTCTCCTTCTCTTAAATTATATGGAGGCTACGACAAGGGCAAACTTGAAGAATTATTTCCTGCGTATGATTTTCCTGATGTAGGGAAGACTGTCAGAGGTAAGACTACTTATAGAATAGACCCTGATAACCCATTCGGATGTGAATCAAATGACTATTTAGTACATGAAAATTATTTGAGAAGTTCTATAAAAATAGAACTCAATAATCAAAATGACCCATATTGCGATCTAGTTATGACTTCTAGAGAAACCGTAGACATTACTGGTCCTAGATACTTTATTACTTTTGATGAATTTGGAAATGAAGAACAGATACTCAATAAAGATTTTAAAAGATTTTCTACGAGTGTGACTTATCAGCCACAAGAGCCTGAGCCCACACAAGGATCGCCTTCTGTAAAAAGCAATAGTGTAGTATGGCCCGGAGGAGGAAAGTTCCTTGTTCCACAGCAAGACCAAAGCAAAGATAATTGGTTCTTGACTTTTGAAAACTCATTCTTAATGGAACTAATGAGCAGTGCAGGAGCACTTTCTCCAGAAGATGAAGACAGCGGTATCTCAGCCAACATATTTCCCGGTATAGAAAATCCACAACATCAATTTGAAAATATTTACTTTGATGACATATCTTATACATTATGCAATAATAAAGAATTATGGTTTGATTTCGGAGATCAAACATCTTCAGTGAGATTAACTTTCATAAAAAGACCTAGACCAGTTAAGGCAAAATTTGCTTTATTCGCCCCAAATCTTGTTGAGTTAGGAGAAAATGTCAAGTTTGATTTTAATCAGATTAAGACCGACGATGAAAACATGGCAACCGTAATGCCTAGTTATTTTAGAAATCAGTTAAACTCAGATCAGATGCCTAAGTATACTTTTAACAATGACATTTCATCTGAATCAGAACTACCAGAAGCAGCAAGTTGGATAATATCAAGTGAACAAGCGAAAGCCTTAGCCCCTTTATTTAAAACCGTAAGTTCTTTTGACAGTAATAGAAAAATCAGAATCATATTTAAACAAGACAAAACTTACTGGGAACTTAAAACCTTACCTACTAAATATTACTCTCATGGAAAATCATGGCAAGGATATCCTCACTTTGTTAAACCAGTTTTTCAAGGTATTGACACAAATTATATTCCCGGTATGGTTCCCTATGTGCAGAGAACGTCTACTCCTGAAGAAAGTAGATGGATAGTGAAACCTAATACTGAATATGCTTCAGACAAAGCAGGTTTAGTTATGGGAGAAGATGAAACGGCTTTTGATCCGCAATGGCCTCTCAATCTACAACTTAATAACTATGCTGTAAACTTAGATAAAAATACAGTAGTATTTCCCGGTGCTAGAATGTTTTTTGCTATGTTTCCTGAGATAGATACATGGGATGGTGCTGCGGACAATGCTCCTGCTGGAAGTCTTGTAAAGATAGGTAATTTTATATACTATAAAATACAAGGTGGCAGTCCGTCAGAAGATGAAAGATTCCAAGACTATTACTTAATATTTAATCCTCTTGATACATACACATGGCAGAAGTATTCTGATTTACATATAGACTTTGCTAATACTAGTTATGCGGGATATGTGTATAATGGTTCATTTGACTTGCCAAATATACCGTTTTACTTTTATCGTTATCCGTTTGGAGACAGAAGCAAGATTAAAAAGGCTTTGGCTACTAAAATTAGTATTAGGTCTACTTTACAAGATAGTTCAGGTCGTAGAATTTTTCCTGCTACGCTTATTGATGGATGTGTAGATTATTGTCAAGAAGGTGGTGTGTCTTATTTAAAAATAGAAACTGAAATTAAGTTTGCAACTAAGTTAAACAAAGATTGGTTAGAAATTAACAGTAAAAAAACACCTATATCTTCTTATCACATATACCACCCAGAATGTGTTGGTGCGGAGAAAGATAGGCTGTTGGCTAATGAGAAATATGCTACTAAATGGGCTGATCTAGAACACTTTGATGATATAATATTTGATCACTGGATAGCGAATGAAGTTGGAGAATCTTATTATCCGCAAAGCAGATACCTTAACACTTTTTACAAAACTATAGTTGACAATGGCAATTACATTAACACACAAAAAAATTCTGTACTGCCACAAGCAGGACCGTTTAGATTTATGGTTCATCAAAAGTACAGCGTAGACTATAACGCAGGAGAACCTGTGGCAGCAAGAAGAATAAGCGGTGTTCATAACTATCTTCCGTTTATGGATATAAATGATAAGAGTGCGGTGCAGTCTGCAAATTATTTAATTACAGAACCGACTGATAATTTTGATGGATTACTAAAACCAGTAGCAGAAGATGAGAACGGAGTGGTAAGGCCTGACTTGGAGTTCGTGCTTACTGTACCAGTAGAATGCGAACTAGAACGTGTCTGGTTGCCTGCAAAAAACAAGGCTATGCTTAGTGAGTCTTTAAGAATGGATACACCTCAGTATTGGATAGAAAATATTCAACAGGAAGAAGAGGACAGATGTGACGGAGAAAGCCTGAGTCAAATATTTCCTCGTCCTATTAAAGGCAAAAACTATGGCAGTTCTTTTGGTGGTGCAGTGAGAGGTATTACCGCTAGCACTATAGCAGATGATGATAAGTTTCCTACTGCTACGTGGACTCCAGAAGCCTATGCTATATGGACTCAGTATTGTGACTTTGATCCGAAAGGTTGTGATCCTGTGGGGACGCCTTACCGATCAGGAATTAAGCCCTGCTACATGAATCAGGGAGGCTCAACATCGCTAAAAGCAGAATACAAATTTGCTAACCCTAATACTATACCTTTCGCAAATGTAGCCACTTCTATAGACGGCGTATATATTACTTACGATGCAGGTATTATCAACGGAATGAACGGATATCGTCCTCCGATGATTTTAAGGTCTATTTCTGAACCTACATATAATAAACAGAGTAAAAATAATATACAGTACTCCCAAGACTATCCTGACTCTTGTAATGATAGTGTGGTCTTGCCTCCTTTGTACCAGTATCCTGAATGGGACGATGAGGTATCAGATACATTTATGGCAGGAGCAGACAAGTGGCGAAAGGCTGCCCTAGAAAACGATAGGGCTAAAAATGTTTTCTATGCAGATGTCTATGCAGAAGAAATGACTTTTCGTGCTTTATACGGTGAAGTTGAATTTGTAAATAGACAATCTATAAACGGTACAAAAAAATTAACTGCGAATGAAATTATTAACTATGTTGATCCTGAGATCACAGTTAGCGAAATGCATGATCAAATTCTGTGGGATTATGACAGTGCTGGCGACAGGATACAGAAACCAAAGGTGGAAGGGTTTTTTACTGTAAAATCACCTATGGAAGATGGAGAATCAGTGTCGGTAGTAGTCAACGGTGAAACTATATCTGCATATATTACGGCGGCAGACGGAGGAAGTTACGTTGGCAGTACTATGAATATTAGTTTCAAAGATGAAACTTATTCGTTTCCGATACGAATGGTATCAGCAAAATATGCTACAATGATATCTGTTGAAAGCGATTCTGAGCCTCCAGAAGTTGCTGAAGACGAAACCTTAGAATTAGTACAAAAAGGCAGAGTAGTTCATCCTTATGAAAGTTATACGTCGCTGTCTTGTCAATCTGCGGTAGCAGGCTGTCCAGTTAGTTATCCTCCATCTTATAATGACATTAGTGATGATGATTGGGGACCGGGAGAAACCCGGACATATGTCCAAAGTACATCTGAAGTTGATATGGGAGATTGGTATTCAATGATCACACTGGTTCCTACTGCTGATGTATATAGATGGTACGATACTTATGATGTATGTGAAAGTACTCCAGAATTTTATGGCCCTTATAGCAGAAGATGCAAGCCATATGAATATGGGTATTGTAACTTTGATAACACTGAATGTCCTCCGTGTGTACCATCTAGAGGTAATGAAACGCAATTTCTAGAAGGAAATGCGAAAAAAAGTTATTATACAAACAAAAATGTATGGGTTAATAATTTCATTGCATCAGACAATGAACAGTATGATTATGAGTGGAGATATTGTAGGAATATTTTTAAGAATCATGGTTATTTTAATAGAGATAATTTTTCTTATCATCCAAATGATGTATACCGGACTGATTTAGTTTTAGAGTATGCTGGAGAGTATAATGCTATTCTTGAGGCATATGCTAGTTGTGTAGGAGAATGCAATGGGGATTGCGGCTGTTACTGTGCCACACCGAAAAACCAAGGAATTGGTTGGTATCCGGGTCGTCCCAACGGAACTAAAGAAGGATGGGGTTGGTGTGATTTCGAGAGAAACGTATGTCCTTGGGGTACTTACCCGGGACAAACTGGAGAAGTTCCTCCAAATTACTATAAGTGTGCTGACTGCGAATGCATTGGAGATACGAGTTGGCTTCCTTCGACAGCAGACCCAATACCAGACGAGTTTTATGCACCGTATGGTGATTCTGGTAGTTGTTTTTGTAGAGGACAGGGAGGAGGAGGCAATGGGGGTTGTGGACAAAACCCTCCACAGGCGTGTTATCAAAGATATTGTTATCCTGCTACAGTTGCATGTGCTGAAGGTAAAAACGCTTCGGCGGCAGACAGTGGTTGGTGGCCTAGTTTTGGATACGACCCAGACACAGGAGAAGCCTACACGCATGCCCTATGTTACCCCAAAGGTTATTGTAATAGTGCTCACGATAGTTGGACCAGAACAGGACCAAAATATGAATGGCGTGACGGTGAGTGTGGATTTCCATACAGAAAAAGAGTAGATCGCTACAGCAGAGCAGGGAATTTTTCCTATTATAGAGATAGATGTAATTGGGGTCGTGCTACGTGTATGTATAGTTGTGTTGATGATGGTAATGAATTTGCCCCACCCGGATCAAGTGTTGTAGACCACAAATTTACAACTATAACAGAAACTAAAGAGGTTCTGTACGACACATATATCAGAGAGACAAACTATGGAGGAGGGGCAGGAGGTATAATTTGTAATTCTGGAGCACTTTTTGATGGATGTCCTAATACATGGTTTACAGTTTCTTATACCAACAACAAAATAAACCTTACTTTTCAAAGCGGTATTATTGCTTGGATAGAAAGTGATGAAAGACCGGGAGGAATAGACAAATGTACAGGCCCAACAATTTCTGCGGAAAACCACACGATATGTGAGACTGTAAAATATCAAACGAATGCAAATGTAAGAGCCACTTTTAACAATGAACTAGGACATTTAGATAATTACGTTCAAACCACAGACTGTAATTGTGGAGAAGATATATCGGTTGACGTACCTGAACAAACTCCTCAGTGGGCTACAAGGACTTTGGAGGGTAAGTGTTATGTTTCTCAATGGATGGAGGAGCATGTGCATGAAAGTGTTTTTACTGCTGGCTACAACTGGACTGCTGTGTGCCAGAGCAACCAATCTCTAGGAAATTCTTACTTTGGATTCTTGCAAGGTTATAATGACGGTGATTGTTACAATAACGCTGCCGGTTCAGACTGTCCTGTTGACAGACCTTGGTATGGAGTAGCACAAGGTAAACTACAAGGGGTTGATTGTGATAATACTGATTCTTGTTCGGTTGGTAAAAGAAATTGGGAACAAGAACAAAATAGATATCACGCAAGAAAATTAGAACAATACAACTCTGCAAACGATAGTATACCTGAAGAAAATATTTTAGAGGGTGTGGTTCCCGGTAGTATGTCAGAACTCAAGTTTAAAACTTATAGCATTGAGGGAGGCAAGGCCGTAAGAGCAAATCAAGACCAGTTCGGTGCATCTGTTGAAGATATCAATGTTCAGGTTACTGTGGCATACTATGAATATAAATATAGGGTAAGGTGGGATATTAATGATGCCATTGCTCAAACAAGAGGAGACACATATTTCGTGCCATCAGAAGGAGCAGGAGCAACAGAAGATGATTTCCAGAGTTGTTTGGCTGGTCGCCCCTTTGGACCTGCCGATACGTCTAGTCTAGAACCAATAGACGAGTATCTTGATATGAATCAAAGCGAGTCGTTTCAGTTTAGCAAACTGAACTATCGTTGTGATGGAGGTTCGGGATTTACTTTCGGTAGACCATATCCCAACTGGTATGATTTTCAGGTAGCACCACATGGATGTCTACCTAGATACGGAGAATATTACGGAAGATATGATAGTCCTCCAAATAATTTCATATGGACAGTACCCACAATCAGCCAAAAGTCTTGCACAAAACGAAGAACTTGTTATTATAATGATAAGTTATGGCCTTCTGATGATAGCGATTATTATTCACTCAGTAGTCAACCTACATTTTTACACTGTCATAAATTTTTAAGCAAAAACTGGATATATGATTATATTCGTGGATCACCATTCGGATAAAGGAGAAAATAATGCATTGCGTAATGATTCCTATAGGCGGCAAATTTTTTAAAGGAAAACCTGTATATAAATGCACTCAGTGCGGTATGACTGTAGGTTTAGAAAATCCTGAGACAAAAATTATCTGCCCCACCAGAGCAAAACTAGATAATATGCATAATCTACACACTAAGAACCATTATAGAGAACTAATGCAGAATCAACATCCATCAGAGTTGTCTCATGATGAAGACCTATCAATGAAGCCTAATATGAGCGTTAGGGATAGAATTATATTGATTACTAAAAGAAAATTAGTTTCTCAAGCCGAACAAAGCAGAAAACTTAATCCCCTGAATCCAAACAATGAAATGGTAATGGAAGACATAGAACGTGAAGCGGAAGCAGCAGCAGATGCATACCTATCAGGAAAAGCAACCGAGAAAGCAGATAAATTAGACAAGGCAAAACAAAGAGAACAAGAAAAGGCCAAGTGCTCACAAGAAGAAATAGATGCAAGACTCGCTATCTGCGACTCTTGTGAGTATTATGAAAATGAATCATGTCTTCAGTGTGGTTGTGCAATATCTAGAGATCGTGTATACGGAAATAAATTGGCATATAAGAACAAATCATGTCCTATTGGTAAATGGGGTCCAATCTTTAATCAAATTCCTACGAATGGAGAAACAGGCACTTCTTCTGAAGATGGTGATTCAGGTTCAGCGGGATCGGATTGAGATTTACCTCTGTGCTTGACCCAAAAGGTATGTATTCTTTTAGAAGCATAGTTATTTGCTCTAAAAGTAACACTGCCATGAAATACTCTAGGTTTTTCACCTTCTTCTTGGAAAAGAACTGTATACTTAACAGCCTTTGCACTCGTATGTTTTCTGTACCAATGTACATAAACCCCGTATCTTCCCGCCACAAAGTTTTCTAGGTATATATTTTCTACAGCGTCATTGGTGTTTGGATATACATTCATATCAATGTCAAGATGTGCAAACTCTGTTTTTTGATTTTGAAAGCAACACATATCCTTAAACCACTGGCCTTCTTTAGGTAGCAGTTTTTGCTTAACAAGATGAAGGTCTAGGTCGTCTGTTGTGTTCCAAAATAGAGAAACTGTAATTTTACCTCTTTTTGCACCTAGTCCAGCCAGTTTCTTTAACATACCGCCAACCTGACCGTCACCTCCTGTCCCACCTTCCATTATGGTTCCTGTCAGAGGATTACCCATTTCATTGGATTTGCTGTTTGACCCCAACTTCTCAGATAATCCACCCATCAAGTCAGCAGGATTTACCTCTGAGAGGCTCATATCGCCTTTCTGAGGCTCTGGATTAAAAATAGGGTCTTCGATAGGGCTAATATCCGCAGGTTTAAAATCTGGCTCTAGTATGGTCTCAGCCAGTTTTGCTGCTTCTTGTGCTGTTTCTATTTCAGCAAACCAATCTACCATTTCTTGGTTTACATAAGGTTCCTCATCCATAATGATAGAATCTTCATCGTCCTTGGCAGAACTCATAATAATTTGGATAGGGTTTAGTTCTTCAGGCACAGGAACATAGATGACCATCATCATAACCATGATGCCTATATGAACTACCACACTCGCCATCCATCCGGGCGAGTCTCGTTTAGATAGATTGTCTATATCTTTAATATCCATAATATTTCTCCAAAAGTATAACCAATTATACCAGACAAAACTAATTTGTCAAGAGTATATTTCTGTATGATTCATAATTTTCTTTTGTGGCTTCTGTTAGATTATGCGGAGCACATCGCCAGTAGTCACCATTGCCTTGCGGCTCAAACCATTCGTTATAATCCTCACGCTTGGCTTCAGGTGGTATAACTACAAAACCTAGTACATCAACCTGTCGCCATTCTTCACAAGGAATAAAACAACCAAATAATATTTTGCCTCTGTCTGTAGGACGGATCGCAGGCCCAACGCCTTTTTTGCGAGACCTGCGAACCTCTATGTCTAGTCCAACATCAGCATCAAATTTTTTCTCTTGGTGCTGGTCGGAGTGCCACAGTGTAGGCACGTAGTATATGTTTAGTAATTTTGCAACTGCCATTTCGCACAGAATAGCCGCTGGCTGTGCTACTCTATCGCTTTCCATCAGTTTACGATCATAATAAGACTTGTCACTCTTGCCTTCATTAGCAAGTTGACGCATCAAACCGTACTGATTTGCAATCGCTATTTCTACCAAATTCATATCTACCAACATAATTACTTACCTTTCTTCTTACCTTCCCACTTATACCATCCGTTATTTTCGAGCCAATTACCTTGCTCGTCTTTACGCTTAGGAAAGAGAGTGTCGCCTTTCTTGTGTTGTCCAAATGATAGAACAGCACCGCAATCCATGCAACGACATTCGTAATATTCATTGCCGTCCACATTTCTAACGACAAACTTAATATTATGTGAACCACAGATACCACACTGTACTTCACTAAATACTTCTTGCACAATAGAAAGATTCTTAAAAAGTTCTTTCTGTCCTGCACCTTCAATATGAAACTCTAATTTTTCGCTTGGTCTAAAAATTGCTTTATTGCTCATAATTTATTTCCATGATTCTTCGTAGCCTAGTAAATTTGCAGAAATATTGGAAGTGTCAGTTTGCAGGTCTGTAAGTTCCCTAACAAGTTTAACAGCATCCTCATGCTTAATATTATAAACACCTTCTGCTACAATGTCAAGTGCTTTAATAACATTATGTACATTAATATCGCATCTTTTTGCAATTATATCTATAAAATTAATCTGATTGGGAGTAATCTTAGACACACTGTCGAAATCCGGGTTATCTTCAGCATCTTCTACCAGTTCTTCAGCGGCTACTACTTTCCGTAGTTTTAATGCTCTACGTAAGGCACGACCTTCTGCCCTAGTTTCTGCTACAGCCACAGGGTGGTTACGGAACACCTTATCGCAGTTTCCCCAGTATACATCAGCAGAACCGCTAATAGAACGTGTTCTAAGAACATCCTCCATGTCTTTATCATTCATTATATAAGACAGTGTATGCACAACAGTAGCACGTTTCTCATTATCAGGAGTTGGCTGTTGTAGAACCTCAGACATAGCCTGTATGACTGTACAATTCAGTGCAATCTCAAATACTCTACGCAGACCATCTGTTGTAGGATTTCCCTCAATCAGTTCGTCTTTGTTTAACAATCCCAGCACATGGTCAGTCCACCCTAATTCATTAGGTGTTACACTTATGCTTACTTCTTCAACTTTTTCTTCAACTTTTTTAGTCCTTGGCATAAATTAATCCTCTATAGTAGTAATCTTAGTTTTAGTATTCTTAATATTTTTTAACACATCCAAGAGATTTGTCAATACCCTTTTTGCTCTTGCTTCTGAGTATTCATGTTTTTGTGCAACACGAACCATCTTGTATCCTTTTCCCACGATAAGCCCTGACTTTTTCTTATCATACCTTTGTGTCCTTTCTAAGGCTTCCTCTCCCCATACAGGAAAGAAATGAGATGGGCCATCGACTTCTATCGCTACACTTATAGTAGGCAGGAACAGGTCAAGATGCAAGTTTGTTGTCCCTAAAATTTGCTGCTTATGCGGCTCCACTTTGTAACCACCCTTAATTAAACCATTTAAAAGATAGTGTTCCAGTTTAGAGCCTGTTTTGCTGGTGGCACGAACTGCTGATCTTGCTTTTGCAAGCCTTTGCTCTTTGACTTCTTCTGGAATATTTTCCCATAGTGCTTTGGCTGTGTCTTTGCGTTTCTTTAATTCTGCTGGAGATAAATTCTCCCATGTGGTCATTAGCGTTTCACCAATCTTCTGTTTTGACTCTTCACTGTGGTGTTTGCCTTCTGTTGGATGACTAGCAGAACCAGTTTTAAGTGCATTAGATTGTGCAGAACTTTTATCTCTTAACGTAATTCCGTATTTTTTAGCATCACGCCTGATTTTATTTGCGTAAGTACCTAAAACCTTAGCCGTATCTGCTAGGCTCTTTTTTTCTTGACAATATATTTTTTTAATAGCAGCCTTTTTATCATTATCTGCTAAATCACTGTATTTCTTCGATGACATTATTAAATTCCTCCGCTGATAGTTGTGGCAATAGTTTTACAGGTTTTTTCCAGCAAATATCCAGTAAATCATACACTTCTTGACTATGTGCAATAAACTCTAGATTACTAGAGCCATACTGGTTTTGCCACTGCGTATACAAATTTTGAGTGGTACTTTCTCTACCCCAAGGTATTTCTGCAATATACATGACTTGTTTTGCTGGTGTTTTAAATGTCTGAGTAAGAAGCCTAGACTTATGGTCAAACAAATATAAGTTACCCTTGAAAAACTTAGCCTGACTCACATGCAGCATGTAGTACCGATTACCTTGTATAATTGCATTAGGAGTATTACTAAATACAACTATATTATCCTTGGGTCTTAAAAGACAAAGATCGTTAATCATTGCCAGTAGACCAAGACAGTTTTGATTTTCTTGATCAATATCTAATAGGTAAAATCCTATGTTCATATGTTCTTCCTTATATATGGGACAATTTCATGTTTTGTAAAATACTCAAATGTTCTTTTATCTAAAAGCGGTACTTCTGGTATTGTTTTACCAGACTCAATAGCCTTTTCTATGCCGTCTGTTAAGTCTAAGTTTTTGATACCACAGGCTTGGGCTTCTAAAGTGAGATCGTCAGTCAGGTCAATAAAATAACTATATTCGTTTAGTACAAGGCTTAAACTTCTGGGGTCTAACATGCCTAAGTTTTGATGGTTATGAATATTTGTATCATTAAATACATTAATTTTATGTTTAGTATTAGGGTACAATACGGGATTGATTACTTTCTCTATTGTTTCTGGCATACCATCAGACATAAGAGCAATTTTACCATTGCGTTCTTTATTTAAGCCTGCGAAGCAGGTGTTGTCATACTTATTATCATATGTCAAATATATAGGTGGCACTTGACGTTTTACAATCTTGCTGTTAACAATTAATTTAACCTGAGAAGTTGTCAAATAGTTCCACAGTTCATCGTTTTCTGGTCCTAGGTCTTTGTCAAACAATAAGAATATTTTACAGTCAGTCTGGTGTTCAGTAATGAAGTCATGCACTTCTTGACTATAATCTAATATTGACATAAGAATAGCATCTGGTTTGTATCTTACATAGTAGTCGAAAAGCCTGCCATATATATTGACGACTTCTAAACCCACATTTTCATCTGGCAATGTGCTTTGTAAAGCAATAGAGATACATCTATGTGGAACACTTTTTTGACTGAATGCTGTAGCGAATTTTTTCATGTTTTATTCTTTTCCTTTTTTACAATTATGCTGTCACTATTTTTATTAAGTTTTAAAAATGCCAAAGATATGAGGCCATCTGCTATTGCAGCGTTCAAAATCTCAAACAAGAACATATTATCGTAATACCTATCATTTATTCCTTCTTTTAAACTTTCCCAATCTTTTTTGCATATGTATATACCCTCGTTCCAAACATAGTCCCCTATACCGTAAAACATATAGGCTATTTGTCCTGTACCTTCTTGTAAGGTAAAACCTACAGGTTCTTCGTGTTTGGTTTTGCTGTTCCTTTTTTTTGCTAATATCCAAGATTTATTATAGTCTTTGGGTTCAAACTTTTTAGGCAAAGTATCTCCATTTAATATAAACAATCCGGGGCTATCATCAAGTTTTATTTTTTTCAAAAGCATCTTGATAGCATAGCCATGATTCTTTTCCAAAAACTGTGGATTGTAAATATCAATTACGTCTTCATTGACAATCTTACGTAAAAGTTTTTCTGTTCCAAAACCTGTGCAGACGTATATTTTCCCATCGAACAATTTGTCCAAGATTTTGATTTGTTTATTAATAAGTTCAGTAGCGTTAGGAGATGTTTTAACCAAACCTATAGGGCCAAAGGACTTCATTCCTTTTTTTATCTCGTATGCTAGTATACATGATTTTACTTTCATTTTTTCCTGATCGTGGCAACAGTGTAGATTCCTTCATAGTGTTGACTATCTAAATCATAACCAATGTTATCTAACCAAGAGTGAAAATCTTTTTCTGACCAAACAGACTGTATAGTAGGCAATATAGCAGAATACTTTTCACTACTAAGATCACCACTGGCAATTTGTTTCTGAACCAAATCAAGATTAGTGAACCTAACAAGCATTTCTCCACCGACCTTAATTTTTTTTGCTGCTTCATTACACACCGTCAAGCGGTCTGCTGAAACCATATTATCCATACAATAAAGTGTCAGTTTTTCCACATAGCCATTGCTAATTATCTGTAATTGATTCACAGGCACATTATTAACACCTTCGATTTGTTGAGATTCGTGATAGATCACATTCATTTCTTTAATCATGCTATGTATGCCTCTCTTATTTTCTTGTTGAATATTTCTGTAATCCTAGTTTGAAAAGTACCAAAACTGTAATTGTCTTCCAAATATTTTCTATTCGCTGTAATATCTTGTTTTGTTGACAACAGACTTTGGACTGTTTCTAACATTTTAGCACCGTTATTTTGTATTGTAATTCCCGGTGATTGTTCAATAACGCTGTTTGATCCTATTACTGATGCACCGCAAGCGACCGCACATAGAGCCTCATAGTTGCCATTTAAGGTGGTTGTTATAAAAACCTTATGTTTCTTCACTTGGTTGCTAAAATCCTCTAATGTATGAAAATGAGGAGTCAGATTGCATGTCAAGCCTGCTTGTTGAAACTGACCAGCCAGTTGTCGTCCCAACATGCTAGTGTCATGTATAAGGACATCTTCTGATTGTGTAATGTCTTCATCTGTTAAAAGATCAAGAGGTACGCCAAATTTAACAACTTCAGAATTATTAGGCATTCCCCATGTGTCTGCTATACCTTGCGAAGTATAAAGTTTAAGAACCTGATCACTTCTTTGTGCCAAAATCATCCAATCTTCTTTTTTAATATTGCCTCTTGGCATATTAAGAACCAAAATCCTATTAACATGACGAGACATTGCTTCTTGAGCACTATTGTCGTTAATATTTCCTGTTACAACAAGACTGTATTTTTGGTCGCTGTGATATGGCTCTGGTAAAGTAATAGCGGTTCTGCTAGAAGGATTTTTAAAATTTGGATTCTGCATAGGCCTTAAATAGTACCTAAAACCAGTTTCAAAAAAAGCACAGTCTAGTAGTGAACCAGTAGGGGTCCAAGAGATATTGTGATTATCATCAATAAGACAATGTAAAATATTTGTTGTGGCTCTTGCTAGTTGCATATTTTCTTTCCTATGTTTTCGTAAGTAAATTGATCAACAGCATCTATACCTAGTTGCTGTTTGGCTTCGTAGGCTTTTCTGTCTTTTTTGTACATCTGATAAACCTTTTGCATGTGGTCAATTAGAACATAAACATTCGGCCTATACCAATATGAATTTGCATTATATATATCAAATGATTCTGACAAAGTTCTAGTGTTGGCAATTACAGGATACTTTTGACTACTGATTATAAAACCATTATCCTTGTTTACAAAGTCTACCATACCAGTGTTAGCAGTTACAATAGGTGTTTTTCCTAACACAAGTGCTTCTGCGGCTGGACGGCAGTATGCTTCACCAAAAGAAGGCATGACAAAACAATCAGAGGCATTGTGTAGACCAAGCATATCAACATCACTAAGTCTTTCTGTAACAACATATTCATCTCTACATTTACCTATATTCATTCTCTTCTTGTGTGCATCAATAGCACTTTTGACAATGTTCATTGCTTCTCCCGTATTTTTTCCGGGTACGCTAGTTTTTATGACTAGCGATACATTCTCATTGTTGCGAAAAGCAAGATTATATGCTGTGATTAAATCTGTAAGATTTTTTCTTTCTACAAACTCTCCCACATAGTAAAAAACAAATGATTTTTGTATTTTAGGGTGAATATTTAGTTTATGGTCTTTGTGCTTTTTAATAAATTCTACGTCTAAAGCACCAGAAATAACTTTACACTTTGTGGTAATACCAGATGCTTTTACGCTTTTTGCTTCTTGTTTACTGGGGACAAGAATCAAGTCCATGTTATTTAGTATGTTTTGTGAGACAGAAGAAGAGAGGTCAGTGATCTCCATATTAAATATACCCACATTCTTCTTGACCCTATTACTTACAGTCATATTGTGCGGCAGTAATTCTTGGTAGACCACATCATACTTATCGAATGTTTGGTTTTCACATTCAACAATCACAGGATCAATATTCTTCTCAGACTGACCAGTATAAAAGTAAGGTCTAGTCGTTAGATTTTTGGTTTGTGTCAATATAGACTTGATGTAGTCTCTTGCTGACATTCCCCAGCCATCATTCTGTCTGTACGGCCCGATAAATAATGCGTTCATTAAGATTGACCTTTCATGTTTGCATACTGTATGAAGTCTTCTTCTGTAAGTTTGTCTTTGTTTTGCATTGCATCAGCAGCAAAATTGTTGTTTTTAATATAGGCATTTAGATTCTTTAGTACATCTTCCTTTGTGAAGCCCTGATTCTGCATACCCACGATCTTAAATTGATAGTCTAGGTTTTGCAGCAGGTTAATAATTACATTGGAAGTAATCATTGTTGGACTATTACCAAAACGAGAACCTGCCAAAGCAGTCACATAGTCATAGCCGTGCAAGTCTGGAAATTCATTAGGACTAATCTCTGCTATTTTCTGTATAGGTTGATCCCATCTGCCTTGATTTCCGGTGAGCACAACATTGTCTAAATATGATTCCCATTTCTTAGCAATATTGTCCCAGTTGTAATGCTTTTCAGTATTCTGACGGCTTTCAATACATTTTGATTCCTGTAGCAAAGAAGGAAGATTAATGTATTCATGCAGAATCCTGATAAGGTCATCGTTGTCGGGATAGACGCGAATGGCTTTTGTCTCTAGTTCTCTAAAGTACTGATTGACCTTAATGGGATAGCCGTTCAACTTATGAACCACATCTTGCATGGCACTATAATCGACACTCGCTACAGGTAAACCTGCACTTGATGCTTCAACCTGTGGCATCCCGAAGCCTTCACAAATTGCATACTGAACATAGATGTCCATGATGTTGTAAATTACGTTCAGATCAGACTGTTCCAATCCGTTCGCTACATTGGGCATACTCATTGATTTGTTGCCACACTTGGGACAATATGCCACCGGATGCTTGAAACGACTTATATGATAGTGTCCACATTGCTTGCAGTTATATGTAAAGAAAACCTTGTTTCCTACTTCGTATTCTTTCAGGTACAAAGGAATATCCCATCCTGCGTCTGGGTAACTGGTATGAACATGCAAATACGTTTTAGATGCTAGGGGATGATTTGCTTCATGCAACTGATCCACAAATTTCTGGAACGCTTGGAATAATTCAGGTATGAGTTTACGCTTTTGATTACGACAGACTGTACCCACTATAAAAGCATCTTCTTCGATACCCATTGATTTTCTGATTTGCTTTTTGGCTTCTGGTCCCAGAGGCTTAAACACATCTAGACTCACACCCGGACTTGTTGTATCAATGTAATTAATTTTGTTGTTGCTTTGTTCAGCAAGCGTGTCTCTACCAAAATCACTGTATGTCATAATGGCATCTGCTGAAAGGAACGTGTCGATCCAATCTTCTTGCTGTGGTGCTGAATCTACTGTAGGCATCAATATCCAGTGAAAAAAGGGTCTTAATGGACTATGCTGCTGATACGCATTCATCCAATAGTCACGCACATCAATGACTACATCAGGCTGAAAGTCTAGTAATACACGTTCAAAACGCCATCTTCCGAATTGATTTTCGGCTGAACTCATGTATTGCTTGTGTCTAGGATCACCGGCAGGCACAGCATTAGCGTAATAACGCCACTTGATAATACCGTCCTTGGGATCGTTGACCTTACCATAACAAGCATGTTCCGCTAATTCGTATTTGCCTGTTGCGTGTAAACGAGACATGATTTCTTTAGTGTAGGTTCCAAAACCGGAACTTAGATAACTAGCCTCAGAAACCATTAAAACTTTTAATTTTTTTGCCATTTTATATCCTTAGTGTAAAAATGGAGAAGGCGGCTCGTTCCCCAAGACCGCCCTCTCGCTCTCGCTCTCACCCCTATAGAAGACACTCTAAAACGCTGCTACTTCACCTGTTGAGGTTTGTTGTTGCTGCTGAGTGCCATTGCGAGACAACTTGGTAATCTTGGAGAAATTGTTTACTCTGACCTTCAGAGTGTTGTGTTTTACTCCATCCTTTTCCCACGAATCATTCCTCAATGATCCTTCTACCATCACAAGGTCGCCCTTCTGAAAAGAAGCACCGATAATCTCTGCACCAGTATCCCATGCTTCACAAGGAACAAATGTGGTAATCTTATCCTTTTCGCCGTTAGACTTTGTATATTCGCGTGAAACAGCAATGGTAAAGTTAACAACAGAAGTACTTTTACCATTTGTGTTCACCTTGCGAACATCAGGGTCTCGGGCCAAATTACCTCGTAAAATATTAATATTCATTCGTCACTCTCCTAGTTTAGAAAATCCAAAACCAATCATACTTTATAATAAACCCAACACAACGAGTGTCAAGCCTAATTCTTTGGAAGATACGCTTTTTCTACAATAAGACTATCTCCATCCCTATTTTTACTGCCTTGTACTACAATAATATTATTCTCAAACAAAATACTGCTATAAGCGGCATATTGCTCTGGAAAAAATACTATACCATCTATAGAACCGCTACTGTCGCTGCCCTCTAGAAAGGCCATTTTTGAGCCGGGATTCTTGCCTTTTTTAGTCTTAATTACACTGACATTATCTATCTGTATAGCGACGACAATATCATTGCGAAGACAGTTATTAAAATCTCTACATATTATGTTGGTCATTGATACGTCATACATATCGACCTTACTGCATGTTATACTACAACCTAAACATTCTTCTTCTTTGTCTGCAATCCATTCTGGACTGTCAACAAGTGCATATGGAGGGTTGTTAATACTTTGTATAAATGCCTCTAATTTATCTTTTCTGCGGCTGCTCATTCTCGGCTTACCGATAACACAATTAATGATGTCTATCAGAGTTCCGTTGTCTAGACAGTTCTCTACCGCATATTCTAGTTCTTTGGCTGTAAGATTAGATACTATTTCGTATTCAAATAGCATCTTGGTTCTGCTAATACCATAAAAGTCTAAAGCACCACATTGTATAAGTGCTTTTACAGCAGTACTGGTGATATTAGTAAGCACTTTTGTGACCATCTGATACCACGACAGTTCTTCTAGCATGATGTTTTTATCGTCAATAAGTTTGATTAATTTCTTGTACATGGATGAGCCGAACCCTTTTACATCCGTAAGACCGAAATATATCTTCTTTTCATGGAGTACAAAAAATTCATTTAATACTCTAATATCTGGTAGATGTACGGTGATGTCCATTTGACTAGCGTTTTGTACAAGTTGTTTGATCTCTACCTTGGGGTCAATCTTATCTTTAGCAAAGCGTAGATATGACGCAAAGAATACCCTAGGGAAGTGAGCCTTTGTGTATGCAGACAGATAAGCATTCATGGCATAGGATACAGCATGGCTTTTGTTAAAACTGTATCTCTGGCTTTTTTCGATCCATCCGAATATCTCTTCTGACTGTTCTTTTGTGACTAATTTAAGTTTTGCAGAACCGGAGATGAACTTCTTTTTTAGTTTCGCCATTTCCTCTGGCTTCTTTTTACCGATTGCTTTACGCAGATTATCTGCTTCCTGCAAGTCAAAGCCTGCAACTTCTTTTGCAATCTGCATAGCCTGTTCCTGATAAATCATTTCACCGTATGTAGTTTTCAGAGATGGCTCTAGAGTAGGATGGTAGTAGTCTACCGACTCAAAACCATTTTTCCTATCAATATAGTGATTACTGACATTCTTACCATCACGATAAGCCTGCAAGCATCCCGGTCGCAGAATGCTAATCAAAGCACTTAACTGTTCAATATTTTCTGGCTTTAGTTTCTTAGACATGGTTCTACCAAGTCTAGACTCCAACTGGAAGCAACCTTTTGTGTTACCTTCAGATATTAAGTCCCAAGTTTTCTGGCAATCCAAAGGTATATCTTGGTTAACCGGATCAAAGTCTACTGAAGTTTTACCGTCTTTTTCTACGGCATCAAAACAACAGCCACAATTAAATTTTAATACTGTCATGCTGTAAATGCGTCCTTAAATGTAATCTTCTTAGCCAAATTCCTATGCAGCCTCATAAATCTTGTCAGAATTGCTGCTGTGTCCTTAACGTCTTTGATAGCATCATGAGCACCATCTTTATCTATACCCATGTAATCACGCAGATTATCTAGAGTGTAACTTTTTAGGTCTGCGTTGTGCTCAAACCAGTAGAATACAAGGTTGAGCATGTCTACCACATCTCTTGGATAAAAAATCTTGCTGTTACCTTCTTTATTTGTGTCACCATACTTTTTTGCCATTCTCTGAATGATAGGTAGATCAAATCTGTATATGTTATAGCCTGCTGCAATCGGAGCAGTAAACTGGCTCTGTTTCTTTGATCTCATATGGTATTTCTCCAGATATCCTGTGAACATATCCCATGATTGTTCTTGCGTAGGATACTTTTGCCATTCAGCACGAACATCTTCCTTGGAACATCCTTTGACCTTGGCATGAAAATCTAAGATGTCTGTCTTATATTCATAGTCAGGGTCTTTTTCCATACACTCTGGTTTAAAGTTAGCATTAAACTCCGAGTTAGGTATAATCTCAAGACTGACAGGATCAACCATTACTGCGGCAATCTGCACCGGACTGCACTTAATTGGGTTCACCCCGTCTGTCTCAAAATCAAACACACAAATCTTATTATAGTTAATAGCCATAAAAATCCTGTTCTAAATCCTAGTATTAATTATTGTTTAATAACTTTTGTTAAAGGTTTCATTCCCTGCGTATAGCCGGGACCAACAGCCTTAGCATTTTTGTAAGAGCAGCAACTTTTTCTCACTTCTCTAATTTTTTCAAAAACCTGAGAAGGTTGACCGTCTATTACAAATTTGTCACCAATTTGCAAATGACGAAACTCCGTTACTTCTTGTTCTGACATAATTCATCTCCATAGTTATAGTTTATTATACCCGATAGTATATACACCGTCAAGCCCCTTGCTTCATAAGATCGCTGATACACATGATCTTATCTAGCATAGCAACACCTAGAATATCTAATTTAATCATACCAAGACTTTCCAAATCAGTCATTTCCATACCTGCAATGACTTGTTTATTCTTGCTGTCATAAACCATAGGACAGATACCAGCCAAAGGCTCCGCACTAACGGCTATACCAGCAGCATGTTTTGATTGTACTGACTTGGTTCCTTCTAGCCTCATGGCTTGTTCAAATCTTTTTGACAATGGCCCCTCAAGTTCGCCATCTTTACCGATGTGACACCACTGTTTTAGTTTTTCAGCATCATTCTCTAATGCCCATCTAATAATAGAAGAGTCTCCTGTGGCTTCTTTCATTTCTTGTAAGTCATCTGCTACTTTAGATTCTTCAGGGATATTTCTTGTGATATCGTTCATTTCTTCAAACGTAATACCTCCAAACACCCTGAGCACATCTTTCAACGCACCACGACCTTTGATTGTGCCAAACGTAATCATCTGTGACACTTTGTCATCTCCATAAGTATCACGAATATATTGTATAACTTGCTCACGTTTGTCAATAGGCACATCTACGTCAATATCAGGCATAGACGTATGTTCTGCTGTATTTCTACCAGCATTATAAAATCTATCAAAGATAAGACCGTACTTAATAGGATCAATAGTGGTAATACCAATTAGGTAAGAAACCAAACACCCTGCTGCACTTCCTCGTCCCGGTCCCGGTAGCCATTTATTATCACGCACATGATTGACTATATCTTGTACAATCAGAAAGTAACTAGAAAGGTCTGCACCTTGCAATACACTTAGTTCATACTTGATTCTATCTACATATTGTCCATGTTGTTCTTTTGGTATATAATCCGCTATTTTATCTCTCCACCCATCCCTGCATAGTTGACGCAAATACTCTGCATCATCTATGGCTTCTGGACAGGGAAAAGGTGGCAAATTTGGCTTACTGAGAATATCATATTCTTCGCACATATCTGCGACAAAGTTTGTATTTGCTAGTTCTTCTTCTGTATGTAGTGCTGCCATCTCTTCTTGATCAAGAATGTGAAAGTTGTCAGACTTAAAAAACGCATCTAGTCCTACAGACTCATTGTTCTGTATCTTCCTATTTACCTCTGAGAAGGTGGTTTTTAAATTGTTACACAACAGCACCCTTTGGTCAACAGCGTCAGTCTTACGGCAATAGTGAGCGTCAGGAGTGGCTACAATTTTGTTTCCTGTAATTTTTGCCAGTTCTCTGATGCAGTCTGTGAGTTTGTCCTGCAAAGGTATATTTTCATGGTCCATTAACTGTGCTTCTAAAAAGAAATTTTCTTTACCAAATATATGATTAAGTTTGCTGACTAGTCTAGTGCCGACATTTTTCCAATCAGGGTTGATGTCGTCTCCTACCACTAGATGTCTAGCCAGCGTAGAACCTAAGTGACCACAGATGCCTATAATGTTGCCATCAATAAACTGAGACAGGGTGTCTAAGTCAAGTCTAGGCTTGCGGTAAAAATGTTCTGGCAAGTTGGCTTCAGAAGTTAACCTGATAAGTTTTTTCCATCCGTCAAAGTTTTTAGCAAGCAAAAGAAAGTGACTGAGTTTTGCATTCTCTTTGTCTTTTATTTTTGCATCTTGTTCGCACACATATATTTCTTGGCCCAAGATTGGCTTGATATCGTTTTTACGCATCTCTGAGTAAAACTTGATAGCACCAGCAATATTACCGTGATCTGTTAATGCACATGATGTCGCACCGATCTCTAAGCATCTTGAGGCCATATCTGCTGGTTTGCTCATGCCATCCAGCAGGCTATACATACTATGACAATGTAAAGGTTGATAATTCATCTATTCTCCCAATTAATATTCGTCTGAAAAGTTTCCATCAAGTTCACCATCTGACATGTAGTCCATTGCACCAAAAACCATAATGGTGTCCATTAATCCGTCGTCGTTATCTTCGTCGTCATCTTTTGTTTGTTGGTTATTGTCGGATTTCTTATCAGAGCCAAAAGCATAACTCGCACAAACAACAGCAAATAAAATCCATATCAAAGATTCCATAATCTATTCTCCAAAAGTAATTCGATCTCTTCTATTGTAACACATTCTTACTGGTTGTCAAGTAGAACCCGGAGCACGATATTTTGCTACATTGTAACCTTCTACCTGATAGACCTTAACGGTATCATCCATACCATTCATGCGAATGTCATGTTTAATCTGTTCGCACATAGTCATTTCCTCTCCAACTTCCGTTTCTTGATCTTCTCTGTATTCTATCATAGGCTGATGTTTAGTTCCTGCAAATGACTTTTTGCCGAAATCACAAAGTTTAGTGCATTTCCAAGACTTTTTAAGCCTTGGCACTTTACAGTTTTTAATTTCTTCAAATCTTGCACGTAACATCATCTCCACCTTAAATAGGTCTGGTTTATCAAAGCACAATGAGAATATACCACCATCGTTGATAAAATTAATTGTAACAATAATATTCTTTATATCAGGATACAAATGCTGTATTGCATAATAATACAACATTAGTTGTGGGTCTCGTTGTAATTTTGCTATTGTTTTTTCTTGTCCTGTAGCCCAATCAAGTCTACGACCTGTTTTATAGTCGGTAATTTCGTATGTGTCATCATCGACTTTTGTAATCAGGTCAATCGTTCCTTTAATAGCAAGTTGTCCTTGCACACGTTCTCCGTTGGGGTCTACAAAATCATAGTGAGCCCAAGGCTTATCTATAGCAATATCAAATCTTTGTTCAGGCTGAATGATGTGTTGATTCCTAGGGTCAAGCATACCATTGTTCTGCTCTAAACATTTTTGTATCCATTTTCTACAATCCCGGTAGTCTACATCTGTCCATCTGTGATGAGTAAAAGCACTGGTATAATAGTCATAGACTTTTTGTGTTAAGTCGTCTATACTATAATTATGCACATTTACATATCCTACAATGTCATCTTCAAAACTACCTTCTTTATTTTGTAGTGCTAGTTGCACAAAAGCGAGTATCTCCATGACCTTATGTACAATAGTACCCTTGTCAGCCTTTTTGTTTGAATCGCCGTTGTAACCCAACACATACTGAAAGAAGTATTGTTGTGGACACATAGACCATGTGCCATAGGAACTACTTCTCAAATACGCTATATCCATATAATCTCCTATCGAGTGAAAACTCCACCGTCTCTTGAAAGCATAAGTTTATCCCATGCAGACAGAGCATTAGGGGCTGTACTAGGCAGCACCTCGATGTCGTCATTAATAAAATGCGTTGACCCATCAACAAATACCACACCGACACCGCCGGGATGCAGGCTCCTAGAAGTCGCTTCATTATTGGTGTTATCAAAGCAACTCATACCTTGTTTATTCATGTCATAACTTTGTTTTAAGTTGTTGCAATTCACAATATTGTCTGCACCTGACGCTGTATTTGCATTAGGCCCAGCAGCGTCTAGGCTGACTCCATCATAAGTTAAACCGCCATGACCCCATAACGCACTGCCACCAGCACCAGCCATAGCCCAACAACCTCTAGAGTCACGCTCATCAATACCTGCACGAACTTCTGCCAACAGACAAGTGTTGCTTGTACCATCACTGATATGTGCGAAGGTACTGCTAACTCCGTAACCCATAACACCTCTTAGCATAGGGTCTTGCCAGTTTTTGCCTCCGTTACCAAGAGCATTTAGTGGAGGATGCAAGGTAAGAGAAAACATACCTAGGCCTGCATTTGCAGCATAGTTGCCTCTAGCCCAGTTGTCACCCCACTGTGCTGAACGTGGAGTAGAAGTACCGTTGAATGGAACTCTATTGTATGGGTCACTAGCACAGAGCATCACGCTCAGTTCTGTAGAACGCAATGCTTCATTGCTTGGTGCTGCTACAGTAAATCTGGAATCACTCTCATCATGGAGGGCTTTCACCGTAGTACCTTCCATATAATCCAACAAATCAATTACCCAGTTTTTAGTTCTAGTATATGAACCAATACCGTCTGGTGGCAAGGTAGGATCGTTGGAACTAATTTTGTGACTAGCATATGGAAATCTACCATAAGCAGACTCATAGTTGTGACAGGCTAATCCTAGTTGTTTCATGTTGTTGCTACACGCCATACGACGAGCAGCCTCTCTTGCTTGCTGCACAGCAGGCAATAGCATACCGACAAGAACGCCGATGATAGCGATAACAACAAGTAGTTCGATTAAAGTAAATGCTTTCTTATTCATAGTAATTTCTCCAAAGTTAAAAAGTTGTCCAATTCATCTAAAGTTTCCTGCACTGTTTTATTAGTATTGTCAATTACCAGATCAAAATTATCTCTTGAGAAATAAGTATGATCTAATGCCGTTTCGCTGGCATGATCACTATTATACACGTTACGCTCCAGTTTGACAACCACCCCGCCAGCATTTTTTATACATTCTACTTCGTTAGGAAAACGACAGTCTGCAACGAGTGCTAGAAATGGTGAGTCTTTTTCTATACGATTAATAGTAGCCGCTGACCATACGTCATTTTTAATAGTACGAAATATATCCGTACCTACATACTGCATGACTTCTCTAGCGGTCATAAATTTGCCATGTCGCTTGCATTCTGTCAAAGTATTTTTATCATTGTCATCACCATAGCACTGAGTATATGTTAAACCTAAAACATCCATACATACCACTCTTTTGAGTGGATCAGCAAAATTGTAAACTTTGCACACGTTGTCTCCTGTACACTTAGAAGCAAGGTGTTCTGCACAAGTAGTCTTACCAGATTGTTTTCTGCCAGCAAATGCAATGATCTTAGTTTTCATATTACTTCCTTTATGTACTGTTTAATTTCCTTGTCAATTTCTTCACTAGTCATTTCGCCAATGTCACCCTTGGATATTTCTGGTATAAATACCCTATAAGTGTTTTGGCACTTATTCTTAATGTCTTGTGCTGCCTGTTTACCGGCTTCGTCATTATCAGTCAATACTATTATAGCCATTGCTCCTGAAGAGTCCAGTATCATTTTTTGCCTATCGCTCAAATTGCAACCAAATATCGCCACACTATTATGTATGCCATTTTCTTCTAGTCTCCATACGTTGCCGGGACTTTCTACAATAATGGCTACATGAGACTCCGCTATGTGATCTTTTGCAAAACCTTTCCAATAATTGTACAGATTATTCTGACTTTTAAAATCTGCACTATGTTTCCATTTAGAGTAAGCCCATCTGTACTCTGGGTCAGGACAATCTTTGTTTGGGTCATGATAAGCACCACATTTAGGACATTCTTCAAAGATGCTCCTACCTGTACAACCCACCATGTTGTCACAATCTAGGTTGTAAATAGGTGCTACCACCCTATTATTCATAGGTTTGCCAGCGATATTACAAAGTCCAACATCATATTTATCTAATATTTTCTCAGAATATCCCCTGTCTATAAAATACTGTGCAGGATAATTTAATAAACTACGCACTTGCTGTCTAGAAACCTTTGGTGCTTCAGTTTGAACTTCTTCTCGTATATGACTAATAGCATTGGTAAATTTTGATTTCTCTCTGTTTATGGTGGTGATCTTAACGTCTTTCAAGTTTTTGTGAACAAACTTCTCTATGAAACTAACTGCTTCACTGAAAGTCGCCATCTTATCGCCTTTGGCTACCCAGCCATATTTTTGATGTGATAATATCCCACGTACAAATCCTATGATAGAACTTTTAAAACATTTTTCGCAACCATGAGTTCTACATTTCCAGTTACCTCTATAGTTATCGTAATCATCGTCACCGACATGATACAGGTTAAGTGCAGTGTCATTGTCTCCGTCATGAATGGGACAAGCCATGCTCATCATCTTACCCTTATCACGGTAGTCAAGGTCAAAATAATCAAGTAGTTCTTCAATGTTATCGCAAGCCAAGTCACATAACACTTTGAGTTTCTTTTGATCAGTTGAACGGTATTGCTTCGCTGTTTTCATCTTCATCCTCTACCAAAAAACCATCTTGTTGTTGATCACGATTGTTCATTAATTCTAATTTAGTCTTACCTTCGGTAATTTTTGCACACCAACCCTTCATATTGCAGTTGATGTAATCATTATCGTCCAATCCTCCACCATGACGACTAATTAATGGAACAAGTTTACGGTTTCCGTTGTCTGATCCATCTTCAGCAATCTCTTCGGAAGACTTGCGTTTAAAGATACTAAAGTTGCTACAGAGCCAGATAATTCTGTCTGAGCCACTAGCGGTATCTGTGCTTTCTTTGGTAATACCATCACGGTTCAGTTGGATAAATGCCATGATAGGTATTTTGTATTTACTGGCAAAATTATGTAACTGCGTCATCATAAATCCCAGTAGTTGATATTCTTTTAGGTCTGCACTCATGCCTTGCGTATCCATTAATTTTAGGTAGTCATAGAAGACGACACAATCTTTGGCTGTGCCATCATCATTTAGACCTACTTCTTTTACTAGCCATCTACGCATAATAGACACTTGATCCTCAAAACTTTTACCAGCAATAGACTTGTGGTAATACGGAGTATCTTTGAGTTCTTTCATTGCCGCTTTGATCTTTTCTTTTTTAGCGGGTATTTCTGCAAACTTACCTGTTTCTATCTCATTGATTTCTACTTCTGTCATCATAGCAAGTACTCTGTTGATATGATCTTCCTTAGTCATTTCTGTATCCATGTTTAATACGGGTATTTTTAATTGATTAGCAATATAAAACCCCATATTGTCTGATAAGAGAGTCTTACCCGTTTTAGGACGAGCCGCAATAACATTTACTGTAGACTTACGCAGTCCTCCACCGATTGCTTGATCATAGGCATGAAAGCCTGTTGGTATACCCACTTGGTCTACTTTGTTTACAACAAGGTCTTTTACGTATTCATCTATATCGCTACCGATAGTCTCAGGCTTGTTGTCTGTATCATTTAGTACATTAGTGAAATCAAACACGGCATCTTCAGCAACAGCCAGAATGGAACCGATACTCTCTGTGCCGTTGACATCCAGAAGTTTATCGTTTGCTCCATCTAATTGTTTTCTGAGAAGTCTGGTAATTTCCAGTTTGCGAATCTTTGCACCAAATTTTCTAACATTATCTAGATTTACAGGAAAATCTATGATAGCCTTGAGATGTTGTACTTCTTCTTTTTTCTGAATTACGCTACTCAAACCTAATTGTTCTGCCGCAGAAAATATAGAAGCAACATCCATAGAGGTAGCGACCTCTTCTCTGTCGAAGATTGTCTTGAGACATTTGTATACAACCAGATTACTATCTACAGTAAATGTAGACTCTGTTATAATGTCTGCTACTTCTAGGTACGCATCATGACCATACTTGCATAGACCTGCAAGAACCGCCCTTTCCGCTGCTGCATCGCTTAAAACTATCATCCACTTCCCCTTGCACAATCGTTACACTTATATCTTGCAGCACCCTCATGTAATAATTGTGCTGACACTGTTTCTGTTTTGCCACACATGCGACACTTGGCATCAACCATTGATGCTTGTCGTGTTCGTGGTACAGGGTCGTACTGTGACAGTTTCTTCTGTATCTCAGTATCCTGTTTATACATTTTTCTTTCTGGCATATCTTCAAATTTATTATAATGCTGATGATTTCTGTAGTCAGGCCCAGCATTCTTAATAGGCACTGCTTTAGTAGCCTGTGTTGCTGTTGTCGCAGGTTGCTCTACCCTCGCTTCGTCTTCTGGAAGCATGGCTTTAAGCATACCAATCATCTGTTTGATTTGTGATTCACTCAGTTGTTCTTCAGCCATTTTTCACCATACCCTTTGCTCTTTGAATGTTAATTAAAATATCCGATAGGTTTTTCAGCGAACTGGACAGGTATGTGAGTCTGTCTAGTCTCTGAGTTGCGTACTTTTTAATCATATTTAACTTAAATGCCTTTTCGTTGTGTTTAATTGCTTGGTACGATTTTTCAAGATAGCCATAGCCTTTGTAACTATTAATTTCATCAGCAATCACAATCTTGATTTCGTCGTCAGCCCAATTAATTCTTGCCTGCTCACGGTTTATAGTTCGCTGGATATGGAAGCCAAATTGTCCAAGTCTAAATGCGATCTCTGCACAGTGAGTTATATCCATCTTTTCTAACACATCTCGCGTCATTGTCAAGTACTCATTTAATTCTTTTTCTGGTAGGCTGTCGCCTTTGTATGATGGCATACCAAGACCACGTTCATATTCGTCTAGTACTTTGTCCCAATATTCTGTTTGTTCTTTCGCTGTTTTCATCCTAATATCCTCTTACGCCACTGTTCCTCATCTTCATCATATGGTAACTCAACATATGCTATTCCGTTAATTTCGCACCATTCTATTTTTTCTCTGTCTCGTTTTTTGTGTTTTGCAAAATTCATAGGTGTCTGATGAAAATGTGGCACAAATTTATAGTGCTGTTCTCCGTGTACCTCAATACATTTATTGTTTAAAGGTAGAAAAAAATCCAAGTATACTGTCTGACCTTTTTTAATCGGTACTGTAATCTCTTCACAAATCTGTAAAGTAGGAAAACAATCTTTGATTAAATCTCTCGCCGCTGTGTGATACTTTGACTTGCCTGCTCTAGTTGCTCTAGTCAGTCCTTGTCCTAAGTTCAACTTTATTTTATTTCCATCCAAGTCATATACAGTTCTACTCATCTACTTCTAATCCTAACATAGTTTTCAGTTCTTTGTCAAGTTGTTTTGCATCTTTAGGGTTTTCCAGTAGATGCAATCGTACCTTCTCTGCACCTTGAAATTTAGGTTTATCTTTAATTGATTCTAGAGTGTACCAAGCACCACCTTTTTTAATAACGCCCAAGTCGCTGCATAATTCGACCAACTCAGACATCTTATCAATTCCCTGTCCATATCTTAGAAAACTGACACTCTTGACTCCCGGTGGTCCCAGAGCAGACGTAATAGTTTTCCATGTTACTTTTTGACCTACTTGTGGGCCTGTTGCTGGAATGTGCCATGCCTCTACTCTCTCGGCCCATAGTTTTACATCAGTCTGATATGCTACTGCTTGTCCTGATTTTTCTTTGAACTCTTTTCCATAGCCGGTAGGATTACCCATAAGATGAGTGATACCAATAACAATATTCTTATTGACAGGAATAACATTTGCTACCTTTCTGCAAAACTTGGCTAGTAATTTAGCACCGTCAGCCCGCTGCATCTTGTTCATATCCGAAGTGATTTCTGCTTCTGTACAAAGTGCTGAATATGAATCAATAATAAGTATAGAACCCGGAATCTCGTTAATAATACGTTCTGCAATCGCAAGATATTCTTCGCCATGTAAAATCTTGCCTTGCTGAGAACCGATAATTTCAAACCGTTCTAGGTCTAAACCTTCTATCCCTTTTAAATCACGCTTCTTCAGCCTACCTTCTATGTTTAGGTAATACGCTTGTCGTGGTTTCTTTAAGTCTCCCTGATATTCTGGCTTTAGTGCTGTGGCTGTAAAGTCTAAAGAAGATGTAGTCTTTCCACATTTTGGTTGTCCAGTAAAAATAATAAAACTACCTTCTGGTATCCCACCTCCCAATCCAAGATCAAGTGCTGGGCTAACTGGTATAATGATCTGCTTTTGGTCTACTACCGCATTTGCCGATATCACAACCTCGTCACCAAATTGCTTCTTAATATCTTCTTTTAGTGCCATTAATCTAACTCCCTTAGTTTACTAATAATATTGTCTTTAGTTTTGTGTTTTGCAAAAGTTTGTTTTTCTGTTCTGTCAATTTCTTTAGTTAGTTCTGTATTCTGTGCTGCGAGTTTCACTTCTTCCTCTTCTATTATAGCCACAAGGTGTGGTGCTCTCAAGGAAAAAATTCTTAAACCTGCCTTTGTGTTTAACGCATTAATAATAGCCCTTGGAGAAAACCTCTTAACGAGTTTATTAGCCGTTGGTATCTGGTTCTTAAAGTACTTTTCCCACTTGTCAGTTGTCCAGAAACGATAGTGTAGATCGTTATTGTCCGTTTTGGCTTTACGTTCACATATCATCTCTGTGATAAATTGAGCCGGGGTGACTTCTTTACCATTAGAATATTTTGAGATATACTTCATTATGTTGTTTCTTTTTTGTTTTTTTCTTTTTCTATATTAACATAGGAAGTATCTATTGATTTGTCAAGGTGGTCTAGAAAATCTTTTGTAAGATTTATTGGGTCTATTCCCGGCTTGACTATTACATGGTATTTGATATCTGCTATCTGATCAATGTCCAATAAGTTTTCACAAGATTCGTCCATATGATGCAATTCACTATTGACTGTTACAAATAAATGGCTAACACCAGAATGATTCAGGAACTCCGGGTGTTCTGCTGAATAGAAATAGTTCGGGTCTTCTATCTTTTTCTTAGAAGACAGTTCAAACCTTCTCTGTTTTTCTTGTTCGAGCAAGTCTGCTAACCGAGAATACTCTACTAGTTCTTGATCGGTAAAGACTTCCATCATAAATTTTAGTTCATTATGATCCATATTTTACTCTGGTCTAAAGATAAAGTCTGAGGTGTCCCTAGCGTCATTTGATTCTTTGGCTTGCTTAACGGCTTCTTGTGCTTGCTGAGACGCTGCTTCTGTCATCACAGAAACATTGCTTTTGCCACTAGCAGTTTCACCCTGCATAAGTTCTCTGACACCAGTAACAGGAGCCTGTTTAGTCTTTATAGCACCTTCGTTTCTTGCTGGTTGTGGAGCATTTCGTTTAAGCACACCTTTCACTTGTGCAGGAGATAGTCCTAATTCTTCAGCGACATTGGACACTCCCAAGCCTTGGCTAGTGAGATGTAAAACTGCGTATGTCTGTGTCCTTGTAATTTTATTAGCCATGTTATTCTAACTCTCTTTCTGCGTTTAGTAAGTAGCCCTTGTTCTTTGTCTTCAAAAATTTAATATATAAAGAAAAAACTTTGTGGTTCACTTCTTTAAATTTATCATTAGATCGACACACACGATCCAAGAATTGCACATCTTCCTTGACTCCATATTTTGCTACAGCATCGTACAATTTACCTGTGGTTACAGTCTTGCACATATATTTGTACGATCCGTCTTTTCTTAGTAGGGTCTTAGCATAAACTTTGATATCGTCTTGTTCCCTACGAGGATATTCATCTTGGTCATTGAAGTCTTGGTCTCCTGCTACAGTATAGTAGGCGACACCTTTTTCTACAACCTTTCTTACTGTTTTATCTTCTGTATATACGCTTTTGGGGTTAAAAATAGTCATCATTTCTCCTTTGTCCATTTGATTTTAGTTTTCGGTCTTTCAATTCTGCTCATGCCTGCTGGCAACTGTGCATCCAGTACTTTTCTAGCATCTTCTTTTTGCTTGTGGTCATAGTGTTTAGCGTCTATGGCTTGCTTTTGATCCTCACTGAACCTTCTTCCATTACGTTCTGCTAAATGTCCTAGTGTAATTTCTCCATCTCCCTTTATTACGCTGACGACAGGAAGATCGTCTTCATAAGAACGAGACACATCCTTCTTTCTTTTGCACTTGGGACACTTCGGTTGACTATTATATTCTGATATTGTTACAGTCAACTCAAAGTAAATATTGCAATCTTCGCAGGAATATGTATATGTTGGCATCCTATATGTAACCTTTAAGGTAGTTGTTCCATTCTTCAGGTATCCTATCCCTTATTATATGCAGTTCATGGGTGATTGGCAAGTACTTATTTGATTTTTTTGGATGAATTGGCTTTTTCCGCAGTTTAAGGTCAGTTTGATTTAACATTTTATTGGATTTTCTGCGATTACACTTGACGCAACAAGTCACAATATTTTCCCACACAGTAGGAGAACTGGGGTTTTGCCATTTAGATTTAGGGACGACATGATCATAAGTCAACTGATTTACACGAGGCCGGACACCGCAATACTGACAACTGTAGTCATCCCTTATAAATATGTTCTTTCTGGAAAACACGACTTGATGAGTGTTATATATATTAAAATACTTGGCTGTTTTAATTACGGCAGGAACCCTAACTGTATCTTTAGCACCTTGTATAAAATCGTCATCATAATATTGTACTATTTCAATAGACGGTTTTTCACGCAGAGAATATTGATACTCCCAAACGATAGCCTTTCTCCAACTGATAATACCAATCGGAGAAAAGTCAGCGTTTAAGATTAAACATTTTTTATGGTCTGTTTCTGCCTTCATGTTCAGTCAACCTATCTACAATATCCGCTATAATAGGATTTCTGAGAATATCAACATCTTCTAGTCTTTGGTAGCCCACGCCCACTATCTCTTTAAGTATATTGGTCAGAGCATAGAAGCCGCCTTGTTGCTGTCGCATAAGGTCAGACTGTTCAATATCACCAGTTAAAACCATCTTGCTATCATTACCAATTCGTGTTAGTAACATTTTAAGTTGGTCATAAGAAGCATTTTGACACTCATCTGCTATAATAAAAGCATTATGGAAACTGCGACCTCTCATTAGTGCTAAAGGTACAATTTCTATTTTTCTTTTATGTTTTAACATGCCTATATGAGTAGAGGTTAGAAAATGACTCAGTTCATCAAATAATGGCAAAAGATAAGGATGTAATTTTTCTTCTGCTGTTCCCGGTAAAAACCCAAGTCTTTCTCCTGCTTCTACTACAGGTCTTGTAATAACGATTTTTTCAACTTTCATATCGAGTAGATACTCTAAAGCCATACCTACGGCAATATGTGTTTTACCAGTACCCGCTGCACCTTGACAAAATGTAATAGTGTTTTCAGCCACATTACGGATATAGTCTTTTTGATTAATCGTTTTAGGCTTCAGCCTGTTTCTAAAACCAATAATGATCTCGTCGGGTTTTTCAAGCCGATTTTGACCAACATTTTTCTTTTTCTTTCGCAAAATAATACCTCACGGTAAAGGGTTAAATTAGACAAGCACCTCCTGCACAACTAATTTCCTCAATCCCGGTCGTATTGTCCTCCGTTTCTAGCAACTGGGTGTAGTCAACCTTTTTGTAACTATCAAATAGGTCTTTGTACCTTTTCCAGTTATATACATCTTTCATGCAATACGTAAGACGCTTTTCATCACCGTCAAAATATTTTGCGGCAAATCTATGCATCTTAGTTGCAAATATTGTTTTGTCTTCAGGATCATCTTCTTTTTCTTGTTTTAATGTAATATAGTCACATGCAGCCCATAGATTTAAATTAAAAGCGTTTAGACCCAATTCAATAAGCCCTGAACACCATAGTGCAGCATCACCATATTCTTTAACAATTTCTCTAGGAGTGTATACCGTTGTAAATGGTGCTTGCGGATAATCCTTATCACCACTCTGAGGTATCAGACTAATCCCAGCAAAGAACTTTCTATTATTATATATGTATTCAGTTACAGATTCCCATTCTTCAGGTTTTACAGTAACCGTGTTGCTGACGTTGTGACTAAGAAAGTCCTGTGTACATAACGATCTGTTTTTCCCAGACTGTACCCAGTTCATTTGTGCGTCTTTGACTACCGAAAGCATTTCGACTGCTGGTAACTGGTTTTTTAGTTTAGAACCGTCTGGTACTTCAATGGGAAATTTAACAACTTCATCTGTATCATTGGCAGACCATGAAGACTTCTCGCAGGCCTGTGGGTTATAACTCTTGAAATGTTGAAAGGGGGCTTCCAGAATATTTGCCTGTACATGTCTAATGTATCTCTTGGCGTGGTGAGGATGAATACCGGAACTTGTACCAAGCATAGAACTTGATGTTCCTTCTGGTTTCAAACAGGTTACTCTTGCTGCTTGATTAATCTTAATCTTTTTAGCAAGTTCTTTGTTTGTGTCAACTGCAATCTTTGCACCTTTCTTTAGTACTTTCTCTGTGAGAACAAGATCATGCTTTTCCATGATCCCTGTAAGTGACACACCAAGAAGTGCTTCGCGTTCAAAGATAGAGTTTGTAATATCTCCTAGATATTCTAAATTAGTAAACCCTGCTTGTAAAGTACCGATAATTGCAGCGGCTCTACATCTTTCATAAAAATCTTCTTCGTCCACAACAGACGAACAGTTGATCGTAGAAAGATTACATCCTTGCCATCCAGACTTACCAGTTTTTTCATCTACAGGCCACATGCCTACTTCTACGCATGGGTTGAATGTCATCTCTGTGGAGTCACTCCAGATAAATCCGGGTTCACCGAACTCTTTGACTGAACCCATTAGTTTTTTGAATTCTTCGTATGTAGTCTCGTTTTTCAACAACAACGCAGAGTTGTTGCTTCTGGCTCTTTGTGGATTGTCTACATACCAGTTGCCTGTTTTGGCTTTAGCCATTTCTTCGTCATCTGCACTAAATAGTGCTAAGGACGCACTTCTACGAACACCACCAGATAATACAGCATCGCTTGAGTGCATAATAATATCATAAGCATCAATAGGTTTAAGTTTTTTGACTCTCTTTTCAACGCACCTCTCCAGTAACTCTCTAATTTTTTCTAGACCATTTTGCAGTGGCTCGAAACCGGGAGCCTTGCCTACGCCAGAAGAAAGTACAGCACCTTTTTCACGAATATTGCTGTAATCAAAGACAATGTACTGATCTTTATATTGTTTGAATTTTTCATCTGTAGGTTTAGTAAAGTATGAACTAAGCAAAACACCTAAAGCATCAGCCCAGCCTTCAATGCTATCTTCTATAATATACTTTACACCTTTATCTTTGTCTTTTTTATTTTGTGTGATCGAAGGTAACTTAGCAACGTGATGTTTTTGTACAGAGAAGCCTGTGCCGCTACCACACAGTAATAACCAGAAGCATTCTTGAAAGAATCTGGGACGATCACAATAAGAACTTGTGCAGTTGTAAATCTTAGCGTGTCTCTTCAGGATAGGGTCGCCTCCAAACTGTAACGCTCTTTGACTACCTAAGACTTTTTTCTTGTGCATCATAGAGTAGGCCCAGTTTATTTCGTCTTTAAGGCCTTCTATCTCACCGTATTGAGTGTGCATCATGCTTTGTACACGTTCAACCGCTTCCTTCCAAGTCTCTCTTCTGTTTTCTGATTCTACCCAACGTGCGTACTTGCTAACAAATGTATAGTTCTGTAATTCGTTTAACGCCGACATTGTTACTCCTGAAAAATTCTAGATAAATAAATTGTAAGTCCTACTAATAATTTTCGATATGACTATATACACCGTGACATCCAAGATAAATCGGCATCTCTGTAAAAAATTTTCATTCCAGAGTTTTTTACAAAAAAATCAAAACGATTTTTTGCCTCTTCATCAAATAAATGTGTACCATGATTTTTTGCCATAATTACGGTTTCTACGCCCTCTTGCCAAAGGGCCATAATACAGTCGTTACAACACTGTCCGGTAACATAAGCAATTCCTTTTTCCGGTCTAATTGTACAGTTGGAAAGAGCATTTCTTTCTGCATGAATCATCCAGTGATACTTTTCTGGTCGATGTGTAGGAAGCAAAGAATCATCCATCCCTCTCGGAAAACCGTTATATCCTACTCCTAAAATTCTATGGTTAGGATCAGTAATTACACAACCGTGTTGCGTATGTACATCATGGCTACGCAGAGAAACTGCTTTGGCTAGTCCTAAGAAATAATCGTCCCACTCTGGTCTCATGTCATCTTGCCTAAATTAAAGATAAGTTGTTACCTACTTATTATAGGTAAAATCGTTGCAGTGTCAAGGAACTTTAGAGTAATTACCTGCAATAAAATCTTCTCTGTGATACCAGTAAATCAAGTCTTGTTCATAGGACGTAAAGTTGTGCTTGCGTTTTTTAATTATACTTTTATTGGCATGTGGAAAAGTTTTTAATTTATCTTCTTTTTGCTTGGCTGAAGGAGGATAGGGAATACCTAAATGTATATCAGCACTGCCTAATTCATTTACTATATCTTCACACCTTAATAAATGCGTCCAATCTGGATATACTGTAATAACAGGGCGACATGCTGGTTGTTTAGCGTATTCTAAAAGCCAGTTGTGAAAAGTAATTTTTTTATCTTCTGGGACTTTATGTATATGCCATTTCCACATACTAATACATCTGTCATAAGGATTTCTGATAGGTAGGAATCTACGCCAATCTTCTCCCAAAAAGTCTTGAGGCACTTGTGCCGTGTGTGGACTATAGTATTCCTGACTCTTCCAGTTGTATTCTGGGTTTGGCCCTATTATTCTATTGTGTACATTGTACTCACCATCCTGTATAAGAAAGTAGTCTAGGCTTGTACTGTAGTTTTTAAAAGGAGAATATACTAAGTATTTTTGTTTATAGTTAACTATCATTTAAAAAAATCCATAAAATCTATGTTTTTTGGTATTACCACATGGGGATGTGTAAAATTTTCTTCAAAATATTGTTTATTTTTCTTGGTTTTTTGCAACTTTACATCTAAGTCAAATGCCTTAAACTGTTTGATAATTTCTTTATTGTCAAAATGATGATCTTTAATAACTAAAAAGTTTTCTAATTCATCAGCAGGGTGTGCATAACGGAGATTGTTTTCACATATTATAATCTTGTGGTTCATCAATAGGCTTTCCAAAACAACAATCGGACAAGGATCGCGTGTGCTGGTTAAGAAAAAGTAGTCAAGTTGTTCTAATATCTCATGTGGATTTTTCACAACGTCTATGAAAGTCAAGTTAGGTATATCTGTATCTAGTGTTCCCCCTATCCAAATAAAGTCATATTCTGGACAAGCCTTTGCTGTCTCCGCAAATAAGTTTATGTTTTTTCTAGGACATATCGTACCACACATACCAATTTTTACACGTTCATTGTGTTTTCTTCTTTTCTTGTTTTTTTTAATTTTACTAACCCTAGATTCATGAACAAACTCTGGAACCACAAAAGTCTTATCTCGCAACTCAGGAGGTAGTTTAAAATTGTTTCTAATTTTATTGGCTACAAAAAAAGTTGCTTTAGAATTTGCAATCAGTTGAAACATCCTTGGGCGTTCTCCACGAAAAAATCTAATTGCATCAACATATGTTTCATGAAAGTGATATATTGTTTTGTCTGCGTGGTGTGAAAATAAGTCGTAGTCTGTAACCATACGTGTCATAGAGTTGCTATAAATCACACTAGGATTGCCCCTGTTTAAAATGTCTAATAGAATATTGACATTGTTAAAGTAATACATATGCTTTATTTTTTTATTTAGCGTAAAACATTTGCTGGGATGTGCATCCAAAAATACAACATCTTCATGACCATTATCAACTAGGTAGTTTGCTAGGTCTTGAGCAAAAAAGGGTGCTCCTGTAACTGTTGAAGCATGGTTAACAATAACTATGGCTCCGTCTGGAATTTCTATGTCTTGCTCAACTAGGAATTTATTCATCTCCTCATAAGTCATGCCTATGTCCCAAGTTCTATGTGTTCCGTATCCGATATTTAAAAAGTGATCAGCAACATCTTCGACATTTTGGGCTACGTCTAAATTCATAAACTTATAAACATCTTCATCAAAACTTTCTGGAAGTTCAGTTAACTTTGCTTGATATGGATTAAACGCTGGCCTGCCCTCTTCATGTCCTTTGACATAATAGTGTGCATATAATGCAATATGATTAGTAATTTGCATTTCTTCAAGATCGGGATTCATTTCTAAATATTCCAAATGACTAAACCTAGGCTCCAACTCACGAACCTTTTGCATAATCTTTCCCGGTTTGGTTAAGTCTAGCAGTCTTTTTTTATCACTTCTTTGCATGAGTTTTTATCCCTTGTTGATATGACAGTAGGTGCCTTCACGGGCCAAATAATATTAAATGCAGGTTCACACCAGCAAAATCCATAGTCATGCTCAGAGTCGTAGACTGAATCTTGTTGGTAATACAAAACACAGTCGGTCGTCGCAAAAAACGCATGACCACAATTCGGTGGAATATACAAACTTTGTAAATTGTCAGAAGTTAGGTTAACTCCGTAATACTGATTGTATGTTTCACTCTCTGGTCTTAGGTCTACACATACATCATACACCTTGCCTGAAACGCAAGTAACTAATTTCGCGTAGGGAGTTTGGTGTATACCACGTATGGTTCCAATAGACGACTTGCTGTAGTTGCTTTGGAAAGGAACAAATTCAGGAAAAGCACATCTCTTATACATTTCTGCAAAAACACCTCGTTCATCTTTATGAATATCAGGTGTAAGAACCACACAGTCTTTAATAGTTGTATTGCTTATCTTTATCATT